TACTGGGTGATTCTTGACAGCTTGCTTTGACCACTAGGCGCACGTTGGCTGCGGACAGAGCAGTGATACCCCTGCTGCCGAAGCTGGCTGTCTACCACATCACAGTATTCATCACCGCCGTTGTTGGCTTCGCCGCGCACCACGTTGATTTTATGTTGGATGATTTTTCCCACGACTTCCGGTCTGGTCACGGTCTTATCGCCGTTATTGAACACGAGGTCAGGGATGAACACGGCATCACCATACACATAGGCGATAGGGCAAGCGGTAAAATCACCGCCGCCCCATGCAATATCCATGACCATGAGCTTGCGATCAGGCTCGCCATCAGGCAGAACGCCGTTAAAGTATCGCAGCTCATCGGCAGGGAACAGCAGGCCTTCACGCACATAAGGCTTGCCCATGTACTTTGCCCACCATGTTGCATCGTCAATGCTGGCTTTCATGTCGGCATAGTAGGCATCGTCAAAGCCAACGCCATAGTCATAATTGAAATTGCTGTGTCCGTTCTCGTCAACCGCAGGAATCACCCGGAATCTGTACTTTGGATTGTCTGCGTACTGGTTTTGGATGCGTCCCAGAGGGTCAAGCACGTTCCAGCGCGTACCGACCATCAGCTCCAATGCGCCCTGCTTTTTACGGTCTTTTAGCTGGTTCAGATAAGCATCATACTTGTTGTTCAGACGCTCAACGTTTAAGCTTTCCTCCAAGTCCTCGATCAAGTCATCGCTGTACAAAACGCCACCCTCACCGATTTCAACAGCACCAGTCAGCGTGCCACCGATCGAGCGGCAAGTCAGGGTGGGGAAGCGTTTCTTTCGGTTCAGGTCAACGCTTTCATCCTTTGCGCTTTTGTCCACAAGCTGAACATCAGGGAAGATTTTGCCCCAGTTGTAGGTTACGGGGTCGGTGATGATAGACAGCACTTCGCCGTAGAAACCGTTTGTCAGCTTGTCAGAGTGTCCGCTCATAACCGATGCAACGTCAGGGCGGTTGCCCATCAACCATGTAATGAAAAAAATACATAGCGTCGATTTTCCGACGCGAGCGGGTAAGCTAACTCCCAAGAAGTCAATCCGCTTATAAAACAAGTCCTCCAGGTCATCTGCCAGCACTTTCAGAACCCTGCGTCTCGGCTGATAGAACTTCTTCTCCGGCGCACGATTCCATTCAAGGTAGATGCAATAGCTGTCAAACACGTCCTTTGCTTCAAACAGGTACGTCCGGCCGATAATGTCATAGACCTTCGCCACGTCCTCGCCTGTTTTCATCTTGCCCATCATGGCTGCACAGACAGAGCGCAGCTCACCAGAGTATTTGTAGGCATCGAACCGCTTGTCTTGCGGCAGAGCATCTCTCAGGTTCACCACCGCCTGAAACCAGTCCTCGTAGACCTGCGCTTCTGTCGGATTCTGCTTTGCATATGCTTTGATACTGTCAATGATGGCGATACACTGCTTTGGCTGCATAAAAAAATAGGCACCCCCTACCTGAAAATGTAAAGAGTGCCTACAACTGCACAAAAATCAAATATTCGGTTTTATAATGCTATTTTCGGAAAATTATTTGCTAAAATCCATCTTAATAAATGGGTTGCTCAGTTTATTTGACTTCTTCTGCAAGCTGGTTGAGCCTGCGTTTCAGCTCGTCCGCATCGTAGTACAAAGCGTCTGCGATGGCATTGAGAATATCGGGCTTGTCGGTGTAATCGCACAGCGTTTCAATGAGTTTCAAACTCTGATCTGACAATTTTACGGTTTTCATGTCGTTTTCCTTTCGGCTTTATTCTCCCGCTTTGAAATTGTAAATGGGCTTAATGTGTTTTACAATATCAACTGTTGTGGAAATTGTGTTGATAATTTCCTGCGCTGGCTTATATGCCATCGGGCATTCATCCAACGTGGATTCATCGGCTGACGTAGTATAAATTCCGTTCATCTGCTTTTGGTATTCCTCAACGCTGAATGCTTTTTTAGCCGCTGTTCTGCTATATAGTCTGCCAGCACCATGCGGAGCAGAGAAATTCCAATCAGGATTTCCCTTACCAACACAGATAAGGCTTCCGTCTCTCATATTAAGAGGAATAATCAGCTTCTCGCCCTCTCTAGCGGATACGGAGCCTTTTCGGATAATATCATCCGATTCATCAATATAGTTGTGAACGGTTTCAAAGAAGGACGCATGGGTCAGCATAGAATTGATTCCAACGCCGTCTAAAATGGTATGCATGATTCTTGCTCTGTTCATCCTCGCAAAAGCCTGACAAATTCGCATATCATTAAGGTAGGAATCACGTTCTTCGCCTTCAAGATAGCAAAGCTCATTCGGAATATTAGGGAACTGAACATCCAATTCTTTGATTTTTTGCGAGATTTCCTGTTCACGGCCTTGTTCTTTCAGTTCCGCAATCACGCGTTCCGTAGCTTCTTTTCTTTTGTTCTTTCCTTTAATATTTGAGATAGCTACGTTTTGATGATACTCTGCGACTTGCTTTCCGAGATTTCGGCTTCCAGTATGAATAACAAGATACTGGTTTTTTTCTTCATCTTCGTCCAGCTCGATAAAATGATTGCCCCCACCCAAAGTGCCCATGCTGCGAAGAATCCAGTCAACATTATGTAGACTATCTTTGCAGTCAAGCTGGCTAAGGAAAGAATCTGACATTTTCTGCGATTCGTGAACATTCATCCCAGCCGGAACTCGTTCTCTGATTACTTTATCTAACTTTTTCGGGTCGATGTGTTCAATACCGAGTTCAGCGACAAGCATTCCGCAACCGATGTCCACGCCGACAATATTCGGAATGACCTTCTTGCCCAAGTTTGCCGTAAACCCAATTACGCACCCGGAACCAGCATGAACGTCTGGCATAATGCGAATTTTGCATCCGTCAACAAAGCTCTGATTACAGAGCATGAGAATCTGCTCAGACGCTTTGTCTTCAATATTGTCCGTGAACACCTTTGCGGACGCATATTTTCCTTTAATCGTTTTCAATGTATTCTCCTTTCTCATTCAGTTTTATTCTAGGTTTCGAACAATGTCACCTGTTCTGTTCAGCAATCCGATACCATGTCTGGCGGGTCACGCCAAGCTGCTTGGCGGCATCCGTGACCGTGAGAATGCGCTTCTCCACCTGCTCATGGAGAACGTCAAAAAGGTTTCGATCATACTCGGTGGGTTTGCGGCCTTCCCTGTAATCAGGGCGCTGACTGGCAATCTTCTTGCCCTCTCTGGTGCGTTCAACAATCATGTCACGCTCAAACTCGGCGAATGCAAGCATCACAGTGCGAATGACCTTGCCGGTGGGGGAGTTGTTCATAACCCCCATGTTCAGGATATTCACCGAAACGCCCTTATCAATGAACTGGTCTATCAGTTCAAGACCATTCTTAGCGGAACGAGCAATGCGGTCAAGTTTCGCCACGATCAGCGTGTCTCCCGGCTGGATTTCAGCCATAAGCTTGTCCAATTCGGGTCGATGCAGCTTTGTGCCGGTGTAAACGTCCGAAAAGATTTTCTGTGCTCCGTTGGCTTTCAGAAGTTCCGACTGAGCTTCAAGGCTGTTGCCGTCAATCGCCTGCCCAGCGGAACTGACACGAGCATAACCGTAAATCATTCAGGTTCACCGTCTCTTTCAAGAACTTTAAGAACAAATTCATCCGATGCAACATCAGCACCAATAGGCTGAATCACGATTTGGTATTTCATTTCTTCCAAGAGCATTGCCATTGTGGACAACTTTAAATCATCCGCATTAACGCGGTTTGTCACATAAGAAGAAACTTCATATCCCATTTGCCTTGCAAGAGATGCAGAAGTATATCCTCTGATTTTCATAACGGAACGAAGAATGTCCCCGGAATTGACTTTATTTTTGGTTGCACCGCCTTTTTTCTTCTCTGCCATTTTTATCGAGCCTCTCTTTCGACCCAATAATAACACATTCTCGTGTCACTGTCAACACCTTCTTGTGTCTTTTGCAAATTTTTTACTATCAATAGGGTGATAAAACGGCTGTAAACTTTTTCGTTGCTTTACAAACTGTATACTCGAATAATAGCCTTACGAATTATCGAAAAATATCTTTTGAGTTACTATCACTAGGGCAAACTAATCCGTTTACGGAAGTACTATCAAATAACGTAAATTTACGTTAGAATGCGTAAAATGTCACAGATGTGTGACTGAATTATACAAATTGGGCTGTTGACAACTATATACCAAACGTCTATAATCTAAGACAGCAGAGCACACGATGAATCAGCCAACAACGGTAGATTTATCCTTTGTGGCATAAAAAATAGGCCGTCAGCACGACCGACCAAAGTAGCACTGACGACCTATTCCACCACAAAACAGAAGCTGCGCAACCAAGGGCGCAGTCTCGGTTTCTGTTAATTATTATAGCAGAAGCAGACAGCTTCTGCAATAGAAAGGAGCAAAAAAACATGAACTTTCCCACAACAACCGAAGAATTTCTAAAAACCCTCGCCCACGGCAAAGAGCCGACCAGCGAGGACAGGGAGTACGCAGAAACGCTGGGTAAGCTGTCCGAACTGAACTATCGGGCAGGGTACGAAGCAGGAGCAAATAAAAATAAGGGCTGAGTTTTGTGCAAATATACAAACTTTTAGATTTTGTACAGATACCAGTACTACATTAAGCGTTTGCGTAATTGACAAGCCACAACATATTGCGTATACTGGTTGCACCCACATGAAGGGAGGTGAGTTTATGTACAGTCCTTATCTCGAACGCCACAATCACACGTTCACTGTTGCGCTGACCGAGCGGCAGTTCCAGTGGCTGAAAGCCTATTGCACCGAACACAAGGTCGCACAGGCCGCAGCCATCCGTGACACGTTCTTTGAGGTGCATCCCATCCCGGAGACCGATGAAAACGAAAAATGATACGCTCGCTAAAGTTTGGCGACCACAGCGAACGTATCATATAAACCCTGAGAGAAGCATTCTCTCGCCGTTATTATAGCAGAAAATCGCTTCTCTCACAAGTGAAAAGGAGCTTTTTAATGCAACTTTCTTTGTCTGAGAACATCAAAATCTTCAACAACGCCGAGTTTGGCGAAATCCGTGTCATGCTCATTGATGACGACCCTTGGTTTGTTGGCAAGGACATTGCGGTAGCACTTGGCTACGCAAAGCCTGAGAACGCACTGTCAGCACACGTTGATGAACAAGATAAAACCACTACCCTGATTCAGGGTGATGGTTCTAATTACAAGAGCAAGACAACCATCATCAACGAATCAGGTTTGTACAGTCTGATTTTCAGCAGCAAGCTGGAAAGCGCACAGCGGTTCAAGCATTGGGTCACTCACGAAGTTCTGCCATCCATCCGCAAGCATGGAATGTACATGACCGATAACCTGTTGGAGACGGCTATTGCCAACCCGGACTTCGTGATCGGTCTGATTCAGAACATGAAGGCCGAAAAGGAAAAGAGCGCAGCATTACAGATGCAGAACAAGCAGCTCTGTGAGAAGAACGAGGAGATGCAGCCTAAGGCAGACTACTTTGACGACCTTGTGGCATGGAACGTGTCTACAAACTTCCGCTCTACCGCAAAGGAACTGCGTATTCCTGAACGCCTGTTCATCAAGATGCTTATTTCTGACGGATACATCTACCGTGACAAGAACAAGGGCATCCTGCCGAAAGCGGGCAAGGGTGACGGTCTGTTTGTGGTCAAGGAGTACTGCAACCAGAAGAACAAGCACGGTGGCGTACAGACCAGAGTAACGCCGAAAGGTCGTGAGACGTTCCGTCTGCTTTATGCAAGCATCCGTAGAAGCGTATAACAACCAATAAGAAAAGCCAGTGGTTAGAGAACATCTAGCCGCTGGCTTTTTATTTACGGAACTATAAATCGGCAGTCAGTGAATTTGTTGCCATCAAAGTCTCCAACAAATGTAATGGTCTGCCCGGGAGAAAGGTTAGAAATTTTATCTTTTTCGTTTTCCGGGAATCCAGCCATATAAACGGTATAACCAATGCTGTGAGAAGTAATGAAATTCACGCTGAACATAACAGTGTACGGATTATCTAACTTAATCATTGCGTCTGATACACTGTTGACTTGATATGTCACCTTATATTGCTTGCCAGCGTATTTGTCTTTTGCCTTTACAGCGTTGTCCGCCGCCTGTTTTGCATAGTCATCCAAATCAAGCGTTGGAATATCATCATCCGGGTTATGCAAAGAAGTACTGGATGCCACCCGCTCACTGCTTGCAGGTTCAGAGCTTATAGGCTGTTCAGATTCGGATGCCGCTTTTTGAGATGCCGGAGTGCTACTTGCTGAGCTTTCGGAAACTTCCTCAATAGAGCTACCATCCAGTTCCGTTGCCGTAGACTTGGCGGAGGAAGATGTAACGCCGGAGCTTGCCGATTCATTATGTGATGGCTCTGGTGTTACAGCCAAACATATAACAAGAACTGCAAATGATGCAAAGAAAGCAATTAACATCCGATTGTCTTTCTTATGCGTTGCTTTGTTGTAAAGACACAGCGCTCCAAACACAGGCGTTGCAACCAAAGCAATCATTCCAAATAAGGCGTACATTTTTGTAGATTCCTCCCTTTTAAGGCTTGTAAAGCAAGTATAGCACAGAACACAGACCCTTTGTAGGGGTCTTTTTGTTTTTGCGGAAAATTTTTGAGATTGACAATGGGGGGTGGGCGATTTGTGCAGAAAAGAGGGGGTGGGTAGAAAGGAGAAACGCCTTTTTTGAATTTTTTCTACGCGAGGTGTCGACCACCACACCCCCGGCTCTCCCTGTATACCCCACCGGTGGCCCCTGCCAGCCCCAGCGCACCCGGGCAGACTGCACATTACAGGCAGCAGCGCAGGGAGCGCCAAAACCAGGGCAGACCATGCAAGACACGGCGCACTAACACGCCGCACCGGTCTGCATACGATACCAGACCGCCCACGTCTGGTAGATCGTACCGGTGCGGGACGCTGGAGGGCGGGCAGTGTGTCCGAAACTGAGCAGATTTGTACACACTCAAACATGAACGACTTTCAACACAAGAATGTGTGCAAAACCATTGACATCAACACAAGAACGTGTTACTATATAGACAACACAAGAACGTGTTACACCACCACAAAACAGGAGGACGAAAACCATGAAAAAGACCATCGATTATACCGCACTCGCCGATACCATCCGCGCAGAACTCAACGCCCGCCACGATCGCAGCGCGTGGGATAAAGCCGTTACGTTGTACGCTCTCGACCTGCTGGACGATGTGCAGGAGGGCGCAGACAATATGGAGCGCTTGCCCCTTGACGGCGCAGAGCTTGAGCGGTGGGCGCTTAACGGTGCAAGCTGCTGGGAGCAGTATAGCAACGGCGGTTGCTCCATCTGCTATGACGCCGATATCGCCGCCCGCGTCTGCACCCCGTCCGAACTCAAGCGCACCGACGGCGGCATGAACGCTCCCAACAGCCGGGAAACGTGGCTTGACGTGCAAGCCCGCGCACTGTATCAGGCTTGCAACCGTATCCGCACTATCTGCCGCACCAATAGCCTGTATTGCAAGGGGGTGCAGTAATATGCTGGTACTTGATGCAACCCAGTGGGCCGCCCTCTGGTACATCGGCGGCATGATCAGCGGCGCACTCGTTATGATTGCTTTTTTAAACAGCTGAGGAGGGCGAAAAAATGACAATCGATATTTACAAGCCGGAACTTGCTGCAGAGTATCGCGGCAACGTAAAAGCCGCTATCCGTGCCGGTGCTTATAGTGTATGGGACGCGGAACGCATTGCAGGCGCTTTTAATTTTGGACACGGTACGCAAGCCGATTTTGAGCGGCACAAAAAAGCAAATTCTGGCTTGCATCTTTTTATGGAGGTATAAAAATGACGACTTTCGAAGAAAAGGTGAACGCATACCGCGAAAATAAGCGGTTAATTGAAGAGCTTGAAGCAATGAATGACGCTGTAAAGGCTGAAATCATTGACATGATGCACGGCGCACCCGAAATGGTGCAGGGCACTGCAAAGGCCATTTACAAGGATGTGCAAAGCGTCCGACTTGATAGCAAGCTTTTACAGGCAGCACACCCGGATATTTATGCAGAGTGCAGCAAGCGCACCACATACAAGCGTTTTAGCGTGGTTTGATGGAGGTGCGACAAGTGATTTTTTCTTGTATCCTGTTCTTTTTTTGGTTTTTCTCGGCGCTGTTTAAGGCGTCAAAATAAGAAGCATTTCACCCGGTCAGAAATGGCCGGGTTTTTCTTTTGCCTTGCATCTGCTAATGGTGCAGGGCTTTTGTTTTGCCCTGCTGCAATGCAGCCCATACAAGCGTTTACAGCGCGTTTTGTTCTGTTCATGCAGTTATACAGCTCACACAGCAAAACGGCACACGTGGCTTTACAGGCGCTTTTCCTGCGATTTTCCCTATTCCACCGCCCGCGATACCAGACCGACACAAGCGGCTATAATACCACCTGCGACACGTTGGAGCACATCACAGCGACGCAGCACCTCCAGCGCATACCAGATACCATCGCCACGCCCAGACGCTGTATAGCTCAGCACAGCCGCCCTATTATAATAATGTATATAAGGGCGTACCCCTGTTATAGATCCATGCCAGACTGTGCAACATACCGCAGACCATGCAAGCCCGGCGGGGTCTCGATGCTTCCCACGCCTGGCATTAGCCTGGCACCTGGTTAGCCTGGCATTAGCCTAGCATTATGCTTTCTTCCTGGCACGGGCGGCGCGGAACCATTGGCGGCTACCGCCGCAACTCTTTTCGGGCTTTCGCCCGATATCTAATAAGGGCGAGCAATAGTCGTAGCGTTCCAGCCGGAATAGTCGTAGCCAATAGTCGTAGTTTCTTCAATAAAATAATCGTGGAATAGTCGCAAAGTCGTCAGACGACTAGCTTTTGAAAGTCCTATATATAGTATAGTAGCAAACAGCTCACTGATAGTCGTAGAGTAATAGTCGTAGCGTTTTCTTGCGAACCTTCGTCAAATAATTGTGTATTTTTTGTGTGAAATAGTCGTTCGCCTTTTAAGAAAAGAGAGGTGCGATAGTCGCTAAGTCATCCGCCCACTCCAAAAATCACCTCTCGTTCCAATTTCGCATAATATATTCTTCCGCTAGTTATATCTATTTCGTATAATAACTGTACTTATTATAGTATACAGATATAGTTACTCCCAATAATCACGGATTATTTCGTATAATAACTCGTACCATCCGATTCGGTCTGTTCCTGCCAGATTTAATTCCCAGTAATGCACTATGGTATTTTAATCAATTCACAGTATTCTGCTAGGAATAGTATATGCAACATTTCTACATATTCAGCCGACTACAAAATGAAGCCAATTATCCATGTGAAATAGTCGCAGACCATCCACCAGTCCGAACCTCACGCCAGCTCTCGCCTACGGTCTGCTCTGCTGGCCAACGGCATAGCTTTGGAGATAGAGAGTAACCAGTTTACAATTTCGCATAACTGTTATTTATTCACTTTTGAACTATCGTAGCACACCCGGCTCCGTCAACGCGCGCGCTCGCGCATATAACGCCCGCGGACGCGCTAAACACACGGGGAGGGAAAGGGGGAGTACGGAAGATGTTAGGGGGATTATAGGGGGTAATAGGGGTTGTAGGGGAAAGAGGGGGACAAAGGGGGGAAGAGGAAACAAGGGGGAAAGGGGACAAAAATTTGAAAGCCATTTCCGAAAGTGATAGTCGAAGCGTTTTTTCGTCTCCCACATCTTGCTTTCATCTCAATCAGCCATGCGATTGGACAAATAGTCGTTGGCATTCGCTCATCCCGCTGTTATCATCGCTGGAAAGGCGTGTGAGAGCCTGTCTGCCGCGTTTTTCTGGCTGACCCGATAACTTTCACGTCTATCCCTGAAAAGCCGTTTCCCACGCTCCTGCATCGGTCTGATTGCATAGTCTAGTCTGTGATATGCCATCAGCATCAACGGAGAGCCGTCTACGAGCGTCTGTGGCGCGTTTTCGTGATTAAGTCGATAAAGTTACCGTCTAGCATCCAAAACGCCTTAAAACAGACTTTCTCGTGGAGTTGACAAAAACAAAAGACTGTCATTGCTGACAGCCCATGTGCTCAGTCCATCCAAGTATACTCTTGGAATCGTTGAATCTGCTTGTTAAACGTAATGGGAAGGTCGCCTATCTCGCCTTCCTTGTTCTTGCTTAGCCGGAACAGGTACTTGTCTGGGTTATCGCCGGACAGAAGGATGATCGCATCTGCGTCCTGTTCAATCTGTCCGCTCTCTCGCAAGTCGGAGTTGGTAGGCGTTGCTCCGGGCTTGGATGGGTTTCGATTGAGCTGTGCCAGTGCCACCACGACAATGCCTGTGGTCTGCGCCAGCTCGTGTAAAGCAATGGATATGGCTGTAATGGCAGCATATCTGTCCTTTGCACCTGTTTCGTGAATGAGTTGAAGATAGTCTACGAAGATGACTTGAGCCTTTTTACGGAGAGCCTGAGCCTTCATCCACGCCACGTTCTTTCCGGCAGCGGAGCGGATATATAAGGGCATCTTCATGTTTTTTGCCTGTCCGTCAATCTCATTCAAGCTGACCGCCTTATTTTTCACCGTGTCCAAAGGGCAGTATATTTGATTAGCCATCAGACGTGCGCCCAGCTTGCGTTTGCTGGTTTCTAGGCTGAAATAGTACACGGTGTAGTCCTGCTTTGCCATGCTTGCTGCTATTTGCAAGGACAGGGCTGTCTTGCCAGCAGACGGTCTTCCGCCGATGATGATAAAATCACCCGGTGAGATGTGCAGCGCTTCATCCAGACGCTCTAGGCCTGTCTTGATATACACAGGCTTCTCGTCCATGTGAAGCACATAGTCGTTCAGCACATCCTCGTATGTCCACGCATCTTCTTCCTCAGCTTTCAGGCTCATTGCTTCGCCCATCTGCTGGTAAATGTCTGATAGATCAGAATAGTCGGTAAGCTCGCTGGTCATCTGAAATGCCAGACCTTGCACACGAGTAAGTGCAGCTTGTTCTCTGATAAGCTGTGCCCAACGCTGCATCTGCTCCCTGTCAATTCGTACACACTCTGATTCACAGGTTTGTACACACGCCAAGAGCGTCTGTGCTACGTCTGGATGCTGCGTGTTTATCTCGACTATATCTATCCTACCCATAGCCGTCCAATAGCCCTGAACAGCCGCAAAAGCGTCTCTCAGCTCAGGTCTGAACAAGTCAAGTTCAAGGTCTGGTATGATTTCATCCACAACGCCCGGCTTGCAGAGCATCAGCGCACCAATAAATACCGTTTGAACGTCCATTGTCATAGTCTAGGAAACTCCATCTCCGTACTTTGCTCGTACTGGTCATCCTGTTTCAGTGCGTAAATGTCCTGCCATCCAGCATAGATGCTCTGGTCGAGAATGGCTTTCCAGTCATGCCGATCAAACTTTTCCAGCTTGTTGCAGAGCATCTGTTTTGCCCGGTCTGTCATAGGCTTTTTGATTCTTGTACGCATCTGTGCGAACTCTCGCAGGGTCTCCAGTAGGGCTTTATCGCCATGAGCAAAATCGGAGAAGATGTCAGGTTTCTTTTTGACTGCACTCTCTGGCAGGGTCTTGACGTTCGTCTGACTGTCAGTTGATACTATCGGTTCATTGTCATTTGACTTTGAGCTCATAGATGAGCTGACCTTCATCTCATTTATGACATGAGGATGAGCTGACTTTCGTGTAGACCATCCTTTTGACGCAATATCGCTTCTTTTCGATTCTTCATCGAGCAGATGTTTAATCAAAATGAAACAAGATTCTGCTTTTTTTGAGTTCAAAGTTGCGTCTTTTCCTTCAAAAACGTATGCGCAGATTGCATCGTATAGTTCCAACTTCTCTTTGCTTTTGAGTGTGGAGATTGCTTCAAAGTAGTATCGTTGGAATGTAAAGCTGTCTCGTTTTTTGTCCATGCTCAATCCTCTTTGTATCGTTTGTTCCATGCTTCGATGGCTTTTTCTTCACTAATCGCATCAGATGTCTCAACTCCACAATTATTGCACATCACAAAATAAGTCATACCGTATCCAAACGGACGAATTAATTCTATTTTGGGCGGCTTTGCACCGCAGAACGGACATCTCTTAAGTTCTTCCATCTTTAATCCTCTTCAAAACAAGCACTCAGCGTCAGATTCACGCAGCCAGCCTTCGCCCGGAATGTTGACTATCTCATAATACTGCCGTGCAACGTAGATTGTTTTCTGCCCGTCCTCAGCAATCAGGCCGACAATCAGATAGTTGCCAGCAGCCATAAAGAACCAAGGGTTACTCTTGTAGGTCTCGCCCTTCATCCAGTTCTTCATTTTGTTCACGGCTTTTTCAATGTCCTTGTTAGGGCAGTCTGGGTTGTCGTACGCAAAGAAATCTTCAGGAAATTTAAGTTTTTTCATTTTCTGAATCCCTCTCTCGTTCTCGTAATTCGCTTATGCGCCTTGACAGGCCTTGCGCCTTTGCCGTAAGCTGGGCGGATATGTTTTGCCTTGATGTACCCGCAAGGTGGCTTCGGCCCGAAGTCAAAAAGGCTCAAGTCCATAACGATGATGCCAAACTTCTTGTTCGTCATGTTTACTGCTCCTTACGCATACCATTTCGGTGTTTCGTTAAAAATTTCCACACCTTCTGTAAAGCCAAGCCTGTCTAAGGTTTCGCACATAATGCCATCCATTACGCCATGCACACGCTCCTCATCATCTCCGTATGCTCTGTACGCTTCTCGCATAGCAGCCGTAAACGAGTCAATCATATCTTGCGTAATAACGATACCGTTCTCCATAAGCCCTCCTATAACATCGGAAACGTCATCCAATGCGTTACCGTTACATCTTTCGGCAGTCTCTCGCCTATCTCATCCCAGAACTGACCGTCTGCATAACAGCCAAGAAAGTACGCTGTCGGCGAGATTCCTTGCAACAATTTTCCATCTTTATCACGCCACGTTTTCTTAGTCGCAAGCAACAAAGGCTGCGTCCGCTCTCGTGGCGGTTCGCTTGCTGGATGCCAGAGTGTGTTAGCCATCTTCTTTGTTCTCCATCAAAGAACCACAGCTCGGGCAGTAGTTCCAACGTGTATGATGATTTTTTGTGTGACATCTGCTACACTCGAACATTGTGAATGTATCGTCCTGCGCAATCCATTCAGCGGTACGCTCTAGGGCTGTCGGCGCATCTTCCACAACTTCAATGGCATCTCCAATATCACAAGCACGGCATTTAACCCCATTGTGATTCTCGCAACCATTGCAATATGCTTTCTTGATTCTTTCAATAAGTGCGTTTCGTTCAAGGTATTCTGAATAATTATCCATTGTCTTTCACCTCGATTGTTGGCGCGGCGTCGATGTAATCTAACAAATCTTCCAAGTCACATTCCTGATACCGATATTCCGTAGAAAATTCTTCGCTAAACTCCTGTATCCATTCTTCAACACGCTTCCGCAGTGCATTGGCATCAATTGGCCGAGTGTCTATTGTTAGATTTGCATTCAATAGTGATTTTCGGTCAAACATTTCTCTCCCGCATTTGGGGCATCTCCATCCAGAACAGGTCGCCTTAAGGTTTGTAAAACCGTAAAAACACTTGTAAACAAGGTCATCTACTCTTAGCATTTCGATTTTGCACCACGGGCAGTCAACTTTCATTGTCCTTTCTCCCTTCAATCTCCATCCCACACGCCGTCAGGGCGCATCTTTGCAAACGCAAGCAAACCGTATAGGGCACGTTTGGCGTTGCCCTCTGTGTCATTCCAGTAGTCGCTATCGTCTACATCGTCACCTAGTGCAGAAATAGCCTTTTCAAGCATCGGAATACTCTCTGCGCCTGTTTTGCCATAGATGGAACGGATACCGCCCTCACCAAATACTTCTGGTCGATAATAGAAGTGACCGTAATTATAGGTGACGTTGAGCCACAGTTCTTTTGTACCGCCCATAGCTCGCATACCACCTGCGATAAAATGCGTACTATCGGCTTTGAGCGGTTTGTGCGTTACTGGGTCGCACAGTGAAATATCATAGCTCATATTCGTCCAGCTCCTTTTTGATTTGCTGGCGTTCAATCTGCTTCAATCTTGCCTTTGCCAGCTTGCGGTTGTCAGCCTTGCGGATAGCCCAGTTGTTGCGGTGGTTTGCCCACGCTGCAAAATAGTGACTGTATTCGCTTTGGTCGTACCAGCCCTTTCCAATAAGCCCTTTATAGGTCTGCTGACGTTTCATCTTTTTTCTCCCATTCCTTGCATCCGCGTGCGTCCCACACGAAGTCTGCAACGTGTTCTGACTGGTCGTTTACGCACACGCCCTCCAGCTCTGCGTACCATTTGCAAGAGCCGCAGGACGGATCAGATTTGTTCTTGCAAGATTCTGCTGTGCATCGGATAGCTTTGCCAGCGGAGAACTGCTTGATGCCCATGCAAGAGCAATTTTCGGTGGTACAGTAATCAAACATAGGCATCCTCCTCATCCCATTTAACTGCCTGTCCACAGCAACGACAGTAAGAAATTTCATCATGCTCATCATAATCATTTGATGCGTGGCACTCTGGGCATTCCCAACCGTCAGATTCTTTGATTGGTTGCATTGGGATTTGCTTCTTAATGGCATTTTCAACGCTCCCTTCATAATGAGGAAGCTCCTTTAACGACTCATATAAAACTTTTTCAGCCGAAGCCTTTGAACTTACTACATTTCTTTTGTTGTAATAATCAATATCACCTTTAAGAACAACAAGAACTCCTTCAATATTCACGAATCTTCCCATTTTCTAACACCTCTAATGTTTCTTTATTGTGTTTCCCCTGTTAAACTGCCCGATCACTCGCTTATACTCTGCATAGCACTCCGGGCATAGGTCGCCTGTGTCCCTGCGCCACGCCCAGTCCTTGAAATATTCGTCAGGGTTCATCATCCTGCCGCCCAAAACCGCTCCGCAGCGGTCGCATACTCGCTTGTGGTAGATTCCTCTGTCAGTTTGCATTAGTGCTCCTTTTCATCAAATTTCTTCTGCATCTTAGTTCTCAACGCTTCGATACGTTCCTTGTCGTCAGTGATAATCTCATACTTGTCGCCAGACCAGCCAAGCGGAACATCTTCCGTGTATTCAATATAGATTTTTTCCGGGTGCGTAGGTGGCTCATAGGGAAACGTCACGCTTTTGCGAAAGCGACTACTTGTAAACCACGTAAGGCCACCGTTGTCGGAATAAGCGATTGCGTCAATGTCGTGCACTTCAATCGTGTTACCTTGTGCATCAGTGGTCTTGAACACGCTTGAGCATCGTTTATTTTGGAAGCATCTTTGCCCCATTTCGTCTGACACGTTAATCCATTCATCATCTTCGCCAGTCAGCGGAGTAATAGGTTTGAAGCGCAAAAGTCGCTCCAGAATAGACATTGCATATCCAGCGGTAAATCCACTATGGCCTTGACTTGCAAAAAGTTCAATAATGTCAAGGATGTTCTTGTTGATTACATCCTGCAATCCGTCTCCGTCTTTCGTAATACGTGCAAGTTCTGATTTTGCATATTCTACGGAATCACTCATTTTATTTATCCTCTCCAACATCCTTAAACAGGATTTCCTTGTCGGCTTTCCAGTCTTTGATTTTACACGGAATGTCCGTTCCGGGCACGGTCTTTTTCAGCCCATCCATCTGCCAGACGTTCCATGAGATGATGTCTGCGATACAGTCAAGGAACATAGGCATACAGCCGATTTCCAACCTTTCAGCATCAAACCGATACCTAAAATTCTCGATCAGCGTCAAGAACAGGTTGCACCTTGCCAGCAAGAGATTGTCCCCTTGCCATTCATATCCGTATGTCGATGCGTAGGCGTTAATTGCCCAGCACATCCACATATCGTAGTCATGGAACTGCTCTGCCAGAACATTCAGCTTCTTATCCAGCAGACCGATTCTGTCCGGCACGGCAATCATCTGCCCTGTTGTGGTATCATATCGACTTGTCAGGAACGGTGCTTCTCCACAGGTAATTTCAAGACAAGTCTTGTTGATGTACTCCTTCCAGTCCTCACCTTTCAGGTCGTTTTCTGCAACGTCTGTCATCTTCTTGCAAACCCAAGTCGGAGTAAACACCTCCGCTTTCTTGCTGGTGCGCTTCTTCTGGTCTGCCAACCGTTTCTGCACACGAGGGACAAGCTGAACCTTGTCCAACTGTTCCAGTGTGATTTCATCTGCAAAGCCTACGCCCAGTTCAGGCGGCGGGTCTGTCGCCCAGATAATGTTCTTGCCTGTCGTGTGGTCTTGCAATAGAACAGGCAGGAACGTGCGTAGGCAGGGGTCTGAGAAGTCAATCAAAGTTCCCATTTGTCAGCCCTCACCATGATTTTGTTTTTCTCTTTCAGCCAGTCCTTGACGCAATGAAAGCAATGCTCACGATTCTGGCAACGCTCCGGGTCACGATGTTTGATAAGTTCGCAGATGCCCCGCGTAAAGTTTTCTGTAATATCTTCGTCCGTCATGGAGCGGATAAAATCGCCGTTAGTCATTTTCGACCACCTCTTCTGCCACCTCTTTGTACTCCACGTCAATCCCCTTCGGCAAAGCCGTCTGGTACTTCTGCGCCAACTGTTCTGCGCTCTGAGCATCACCCAAAGGCTGTTCAGGCGGCGCAACGGTGACTTCCACGTTGTCACGCATACCAAAGTAGTTTTTGGCTCGGAAAATCCACTCTGCCGGGTTCTCCTGACCGTACATACCGTTGTACGCCCACATGGACTGCATTTGCAGAATCAGCTTCAAGATGTATTTCTGCTGTAAGCTGTCGTCACGGCGTTTCCCCGCCATAATCTGCTTCAGGCTCACCCATTCGATGCCCAGCACCAGTGCAATCCATTCCACCACAGGGGAGATTCTGGCTTCGATGCAAGCGTCAAAGAAGAAGTCAAGACGCTGCTGCACTTCAATCGGGTTGTTCATGTCCACGCTCGGAAGGTCGCCAAAATACTTGGCTGCAATCATGCCGATGACTTTTTTGTCCTCTTCATCGCCGATTCTCGACTGCAAATCGCCTGTGTTCAACATCTTAGACCTCGTGATCGCTAACTCCTGTTGTTCTTTCACCTTTTTATTCACCTGTGAGCGGATAGATTTCCTTTTGTTAAGCATCTGTTGTTTCTTCTTCTCTCGCTCTTTCTCACGCTTCGCAGCAGCTTCTTCTTTCGCCTTTTGCGCCCGCTTCTCACGTTTTTTCTTTTCAGCTTCGGTCAACGGCGGCCTGCCACGACCACGCTTCGGGGGTGTTGCCATGTATCAGACCTCCTTTGGCGGTTCAGGAAGTGGCATCCAATGGGTGACGGCGTATGGGATTTCACTCCCGACTTCTGCCCAATTTTTGTAAAAGTCCATAAAGCCAAAAATAATATCGCCGTTATCACAAAATGCAAGAACTGGAGTATGATGTTTTGGTTGCCTATCCTTGACGCTAATCCATTTGCCAGGAAAACCGTTCTCGCTATAAGAAACCGTTTCAAAATAGTGCGTAGCCATCCCAAGTTCTTGTTCAATATCGTTTAGGATGCTCTTGCCATCCTCGTCCGCTTCGGTTTCGAGAACAAGGTAAATTCGCTTTTTCACACTCTCACCTCTTCATCTTTATTTCGATTCTGTCTATCTTCCATGCAATCTGCCAGACGGAACAGCAGTTGTCCAACTGCCGCCACCAAGCGCACTTTTCTTTCTCGCACACGCACCGGCCAAGCGGATTGCTGGTCATCTTCATCGGGCAGTAAAGTTCGTTGTCCATGATTTTTTAGCCATCCAACTGGAGATGAGCGTTTACCATCTTGACGGGAAGAAATTCATCTATCTGCAAAAACTCTCCGCTTTTTAAGCTGACACCTCCAGACAATTTACTTACCGAAAGGTTCACGTTAGCTTTCACGAGAATTTCGCCGCTTATCTCAAACACATCTCCATATTCCAGACACCCAAAATTGATTTCTTTTCTCTCAATGTCGCAAATTTTCATCATTTCCACCCCATCGCAACAGCCGTACAAACGGCCAGACACACGTTGACGAACAGCCAGACAAGCATTGCCTGCCGTTCCTCAAACAGGCTGTTCGCCATGTTCATGATTGTCCGTTCGGACTGAACTACTACCGCCAGCAGGACTAGGCAGACCAGCCAACGAGTTACAAATTCAAACATTGTTATCCTCCATCAAATCGTCCATACTCAACTGACCGCTGATGTTGTCATCTTCCATCCACCAGCGAAAAACATCCATTCCGGTTTGCCAGTCGCACGGCAAGCCTTTTGCTTTTCTGACATCAAGCATTCTTTCAAACGCAGAAATGTACATTTTTTCATAAGAAGGCCAGCGCATAAACTCACGCTGTCTGCCCCCCCTACCAGCCATTGGACAACCGATGCAGCCAACACGCTTCTGTCCTTCGCAGTAAAGCGGGTTGATTGGCAAGTGTTCGCTGTGCGTGTAGTCCCATACATCATCGTCAGACCAGTCCACAATAGGATTGACAGTCATCTTGCCCTTGAGGTTGCAGGTCTCGAACAGTTGCCGCTTTTCATCGTTGTCGCCCATGAGGATGATTCGCTTTTCCTTGTCACGATGGCTAAACTCCATCGTTCCACGGTTTTTCTTTCTGTTTGTTGATTCAGCCCAGCGAACGCCGGTAGCGATAAATCTATCGCGGCCAGTATTTTCTTTGAGAACGGCACAGCAATAGCGTACAAGTCTTGTAGGCGGCATCAGCTTTTGCGGAATCAGCGTCCACATGGACACGGGTTTGTCCTTGTATTGTGGCATGGCGATGGAGCATTTGATTCCACGCTTTTCCATCGCTTTGAACTGCTCGCGGATGAAATAGACCGTCTCCGGCGCATCTGCTGTGGTGTGGCTGTTGACCACCTCAAAGTTGATTCCAGCACGTTCAGCCAGAGCCACAAGCACCTGTGAATCCTTGCCCCCAGAGTATGTGACCATCAGCGGCTTCTTGTGCCGATGCTCTGATAGCCTTGCAGCGTCCTGCAACCGTGCGATTGCAAGCTGTTCCTTGTCCATTAGCTCCACCTTTCTCTCAGCTCTTTTTCGACTTGTTCTGACTTTGCAGTGATGTAATCCGCAAACTCGTCAGGGGTCATGTCCTCTTCCTTGAACTTGCCGACCATCTCCCAGTACCTGTCGCCAATGCGGATGATTTTCTGCACCTGTTCATCGGTTAGGTCTGCATCGCACCGAAGGTTCTGAATCAGTGCGCCCCATGTGGCGGCGATGCCGTCCAGAGCCATGTGAAAGCCGTACAACTGGTTCTGCCGTGCGATTTTGCGGAGGTTAGTCGGCTTGACCTGTTTGCCGCACAGGGGGCAGTTTCCGAATTTATTCATCTGACTACTCCTTGTTTGGGACAAGTTCAAACGTGACTTTTAGCGTTCTATTGCCACGAACTCCCCATGCTTTTTGAATTTTGTTCTTGTCGTCACGATCCATTTCTATAATGAAATGGTTCACGACCGCTTCGATTGCTCCGTCAGTCACATCCGATTTGTTTTTCCACATCTGCGAACCATCTTTTCCAGGTGGTGTTATTTTTCCGGCATAGATTTTCCCAAATATCCCACATCCAACATAATATTTAGCCATTTTTATTCTCCTTTCAGCCAGTCGTTCAGCTTTGCCATGCAAGAGGGGCAAAGGACAACGGTTTCATCTCTTATCGAGTAAATTCCTTTATCATCTCCAGCAAGGCACTTTACAATAGAATTGCTTTCAAATTGGTCAAGTTCGTCATCAAACGGTGTCATGTATTTCACATCGTTGGAAAGCGGAAACGTTTCACCGCACCTATCGCAAACCATTGTCATTTTCACCACAACTCCCAACTAGCCTTGAGTTCTTTTCCGATTTCAACAGAAAGTTTTTTGATGATGATTCTTGCGTGTTCATACTGAGCTTTTACACCGTATGAATAATCTGTGACAACCTTCTTCGGGATTTCATTGCTTCTCATTTTCTTTCTAAGGTTTTCTTCGTTTTCCATAAGGAGTTCGCTTTGGTACATTCCCAGAAGCCTTACCAATTCTTGTTTTTCAGACAGTTGCATTTTCTTTCTCCAATCTCTTTAGCAGCCCATCCACGTCATACCGCCAATGGACACGCAGCCTTTTCGATTTGACCTCTATCCCCTCTTGCTCTGCCCATTGCCAAGGGATGCTCTTGCGGCTCTCATTGTATCGGAACGCCAGAACCTTGTTGGCAGGGATTGCAAAGGTGCGGTTGACAGCCCGGTAATTGACTATCACATGGGCGGTCTGACCGCTGTACCCCATTGCATCCACCATGTCCGTGATGTGCTTTTCCTTGCGGTATTTGCACTTTGCCTTGTCGTACTTGCCAAACACCTTTTCCAGAGAGATAGAGGGCGTTTCAATAGTTTTCAGCTCAAACAGGTGGTTCATCGGGTAACGGTACACAAGGAAGTCGCAGATGTTGTCGATGGAAAAGGATAGGTTCTCGTTGCCGCCGTAGTAAGTGGCAGCACTGTCTTTCAGGCGGTAGCACCACGCATTCTTTGGTACGGACGCTTTGAAGTCTGCTTCAAACTGCTTGCCGGTGTTCATGCGTTGCCCCCCGGCAATGCAGGAATCGGCATCCAAAACTTGATGTCATAACTCTCGCTTCCTGCCCATTTTCCGTCTTTGAACATCCTTGACGAAACGCAGTTGCGCCAGCAATCGAAGTCGTATGCAATAAAGTACATACCATCTTCGGGCGGCTGAGCGTCTTTCACGCTCGTCCACAGTTGCATAGCGGTCGGAACGCTGTCAATCGCTGACCACAACACTTCCCATTCATGCGGAGTTATTATTCTTTCTGCTCTATCCGTAAGCGCATCAAGAAAATCGTCATCATAAATCAGTCTCATCCTCGTTCACCTCTAAATTCACGGAATGTGAGTTGTTTTGCCAACGGGCTTTTCCATTTCCTTCATAATCCGCTTGTGTTCTTCGATTGTCATGTTGTTCGGGAAGAAACACCTGTCAACCATTTCAAACGGCTTAATATAATGGTCAAGAACATCTCGTGCTTCTTTTCGTGCCTTTTCAGCACACATTTCGATGTAATCATCTTCAGTCATGTTGTAGTCAGTAATGCAATCAACTACCGAAGAAAACCGACACAGCAAACCGTTAGGCTGTCTTGCAATAAACGCTCCCATTTATCGTTCACCTCTAAATTCACTTCCGAGAAACCGCTTCTTGCCACGTTCCCGGTGCTTGTCCTCGTAGTTGCGGTGGTACACGCTCTGGCTGTAGTTCAGCTCATGCACGAACGCCTTGCGCTCTTCGAAGTCTTTCTTCTCTGCCTTGTACTTCTCGCAAGTGTCGTGGCAGGCTGTGCAGCGTGATGTGCAGTTGAGACAACAGGTAATCATTCTTCGCCAAATCTCCTTTTTGTGACGGCAATGCAGAAGCTATCAACTTCGCTCGCCCATCGTGCCGTACCGTTTCCATAAGTCTTTTGCCAAACAAGCGGAAAGCCGCCTATACCATCGAACAGACTGCCTAGCGTGGAATTTTCGCCCAGATAAGGCTTCATCTTCTGTACAATCCAGAACCACTGAGGAAGTGCAATGGAATTTCCAAGCGCTTTATAGCGCGGACTGTCCGTCGGCTTGTGCTTCTTACCCTTTGTGTCTACCCACTCTCCGATATCTGTCCAGCCGTCCGGGTAGCCTTGCAGACGTTCGCATTCCGTTGGGGTCAGTCTGCGGACTATCCACCTAATTTCCGTTTCCGTTAGGACGGACTGCTGATTTTGCCCCGCTTTTTCTCTTGCAGCCAGCGCTGGAAACGTTCCGTTCTCGCTATATATCCTCCGAGCTTGATTATCCCACGGTGTCAAACACTCTTCCGGTTCTGTTACGATTGCCGTGTAGTCTGTGATTCTGCTTTCGTGGTCTCCCGTAATGGTCGGAACCATCTTTCCATTTCCACTACCTCTTGCGTCAAAAACTCTGCACCTTACCAGCATATCGTTGTAAGCATCCTGTCCATTGTAGCTTCCAGCGTGAGCGCCGGGCGAAAGGGTTCCTGTTTTGTCTTGAATCGGAATCGGCTGAACGATGGCAAGTCCTCCCTGATTCTTCGTTGGGTTTGCGTCAGAGCAGTCGAGCGTTTTACTTACACCTGTTTCATTGAACCCGCTGTACGGATTTGCCGATTTCATGCTGTTACTTGACAACGGATTTATGGAATACGCAACTGCATGACGGTCGATTGTGTTCAGTGTATAGCCCACTTCTTCTTTTGCGCCCAAGCCGTTCGCCCCTGCCGTATCGGCTCTGTCAACAATGTTTCCCGCAATGCAATAGCACACGCCGTGTTCATGCCGTGCCTGTAGAGTAAAGGCCGGGTCTCCATTCTTTCCGACTCCAAGACCTGTTTTTTCTCCCATCGAGATGTGTCTTGTAGCGATTTGTGTGTTTATTGGGATTATCTCCCCGGCTTGCACTAGCTGGAAAATCGTCTGGTCTTGGAGTGTCGATAGCGTCCCGACTTTTTCTGTTTGCACAAGCGCGCCCTTTCCTCCTCCGGCACAGCCAGAGCGGATTTTAAGAGAGTACGCAGCTGCTTCTCCGCTTTCTCTCTTATCAGTTCTTTCCTCTCGTTCAGAGCGGCCAGCTTCTCCCGTCTTATCCGTTTTTGTTCTTCTGCAATCAGCATCTTTATCGCCTTTTCGGCCGCGCCCGGCTCCCACCACTCCATCATTTCCAGCAGGGCAGTTTGCAGTAAGTCCGGCAATTTCTTTCCACGCCGTGATGCGCGAATCAGGATGCCTTGACAGGCTCGTTCGCTCAAATAGTATTTCTCCGGCGCGTTGACCTGCAAAATCCACGACAAGAGCGATACGTTTTCTTCTCTGGGGCACTCCCCAATATTGAGCGTCAAGCTGTCTCCAAGCCAAGCTCCATCCATTTCCGGCGATTGCTCCGGCTTTGCTCCATCTGCCCCCCCTACCCGAAGGTCGAGGAATTGAAACGTCTGGCTGTTCAATGCGGGCAAGTTCTTCCAGCACGGCTCTGAAATCTTCTCCTCCGTTGGAACTGAACGCTCCGGGCACGTTTTCCCAAACAGCGAAAGTTGGATACAGTCCATTTGTGCTTGACCTCATTTCTTTTATGATTCGAACCGCTTCCATGAACAACCCGGAGCGTTCTCCCGCAAGTCCTGCCCTTCGCCCCGCAATGGACAAGTCCTGGCATGGGCTGCCGAACGTGATACAATCCACAGGCTCTATCTGGTCGCCGTGAATCTTTGTAATGTCGCCCAAGTGCTTCATCTTTCCAAACGCCCGTCCAGCCAGATAGCGCAGCTCTTATATAAGGTAGGCGATCAGTCTCTAATGAGCCAATGATTTCCGTTTGAATCAATCCCGGTCTTGTAATTTCGCTTTTGGCGATTATTCAAATACGCATGATTCTTTCCTAGAAAATTTGAAGCAGCTTTTCTTGTTCCAAAATAGTGGATTTCCCCCGTTGGAGAAATAAGAGCAACTTCTTTGCTGCATTTATCGTAAAGACCTTCTTGAAATCCTTTTCTTATGTTTTCACTTCTTGTTATCCACTCCAAATTTTCAGGTGTGTTGTTTGATGGGTTTCCATCAATATGATTTACAGTCAATTCAGGCTTGTAACCATCAACCCAAGCCATTGCAACAAGCCGTGAAACAAGCATTGTTTTGTGTGTTCTATCTTTCCAAAGTTCTACTCTCTCGTCAGTGTAGCCTTTTGAGTTTCGGCATCTTTTTTCTTTTTTAGGCTGGATAATTCTTACTTGCCAAGTCCGAACTCTGCATCCAGCAGAAAAAGTCGTTTTGCCCGGTGCGCTTCTGATTCTTCCAAGATTCGATGCTTGATAAAGCCCTTCGTATTCTGGAATGTCTTTCCAAAGTTCCTCCATCTATTCCTTTCTCGCCTTTTGTCCCGGTAGCGTAACCGTTAGTCAAAAGGGAGATCAGAACTGTCGTCAATCACAGAGAAGTCGTCTGCGTTACCCTGGGAATAGTTCTGTGGTGCATCCTGCGCCCGATCGGCGGGTTTGCTGTCAGACTTGCCACCGCAAAAGTCAACCTTGTTCGCCATGATTTCCGTTGCGGTGCGGTTGTTTCCCTGCTTGTCAATATACTTTCGGGTCTGGATGCTGCCAGTCACCAGAATTAGGCTACCCTTCTGGAACCACTTGGAAACGAACAGTGCCGTATTACCAAATGCGGTGCAGTTGAAGAAGTCGGTTTCCTTCTGACCGCCACTCTGACGGTCACAAGCAATGCTGAACGTGCAAACATCCTTCCCGGATTTCGTGACCTTAGCTTCGGGTGTGTGAACCAGACGACCCTGAATTGCGATAGAGTTGAGCATTGTTTAGCCCTCCTTCGGCTGTTTCTGCGCACAGTCCCAACACAGGACGCGCCCAAAGCGTTTCTTCGTGCTTCTTGCAGTTTCCAGCGGTGATACAGTTCGATTGTTGTACTGGACAGGCTGCAACTGTTTTCCACAACAAGCGCATGGGGGAATGGTTTCCGCTTCCGTTTGCTTCTGCGCAGGCTTGTTTGCCCTGCTTGTGGTCTGCTTCTGGTACTCGTCCGTGTCAGCGTCCTTTGTATCGTCAATACAGAACAAACCGTTCAGAGCGTACTTTCTGGCGTAGCTGCTTGCAGTGCCGGTAAGTTGGGAATCTGACATACCAGATTGCTGCTTTGGCTCTCTGGCGTATGCCGTGTTAGATATTTTGTCTCCGGTCTCCGAATCGTAGATTGTTGCAGTCGCTTTGATATAGTGGTACTCTCCACTCTGTACAGGCTCGTCTTCAAGAACAAGACAGGCTCCGTATTTCGCAAGGAGGGGTTTTACTGCTTCCAGAATGTCTTCGCAACTGCGGTAATTGTACTTACCAAAAGAATTGCGCTGGCTTTTTGGGGCTTTCAGCTCGCCTTGAATTTTGGAAAGCTTCACAAGTGTTTCCATATTTCTCCTTCCATAAAGCATCTTTTGCTTTCTTAGCTTCTTCTATGGTTTTGAATCGGTATGTTTTGCCGCTAAAGTGGAATGAATATCTGCGTTTCAAACCTTTCGTTGAACGGTCTTCGTAGATTCCGTACTCGCCAGTTAAAGCGTTTCTGGACTGAACAGTATTTGCAACATTATCAGCTTGGGTTACGCAGCGAAGATTTTCAATCCTGTTGTCTGTTCTGATTCCATTGATATGATCGATCACTCCAATAGGCATTAGCCCATAATGAAGTGCGTACACAAGGCGGTGCGCTTTGTATTGTTTTCCTTTGATTTTCACAATCAAATAACCGTCTTTATCGTAGCTTCCTGCACTGTTTTTCCTGTCTTTTCTGTGTAATGTACCGCCAGAATCAACGTAAAACCATTTGCAAAGATACTCAACAAGTTCCTTATCGGTCATGGAATCGCCCTCCTTTCTTTGGCTTCATTAGGATTCATTGTTATTACTTTGGCTTAATACGGCTGTACAGAAATCAACCAGCCATCAGGTCTGCCAACTGCGCACGGAGGTCTTTCAGCTCTGCTTCCCTGTCCTCAATCTCGGACTGCAAATCCTCAATCGCTGCCAGCCGGTCATCTTCTTTAGCTTCTGCTTCCTGCTCGCGGGTTAGGAAATACACGCCGTCCTTCGGCTCGTCCACGCCACCGAATCTGTCAAGGTTAATCATCTTTTGGTCTTCCTCTCTTACGTTCCTCTTTGATCTGCAGTGCGCTGTGCCACTGGTCTTTGTCGATTTCGATGGTAGACCACCGGTAGTTACATACAAGGCACTTCTTGCGTCGAGTGATGCTATCGTGGTCAGACCGGCTGTCGACCGTTGTAATGTTGTTACTGCCGCACATCGGGCATTTCATCTTGCATCCCTCCACTTGTTGGTGTGAGCGGAAATGCGGTTCAACTTTCTCATCCGCTCGGTATCTTCATGCTCTTTTTCCGCGCTCACACCAAGCGCGCACAAAACCAGAGCGGTTGCTAGTAACATCAGTGAAACAAATGCCCATCCAAGCATCTGTACTGTAGTCTCACAGCCATTTATTGTATCGCCACAGCTAACGGCTACGATTGCGGCGACAATACCAAGTATGGTAAGCACGTTTCCTTTTACGGTTTTCATTTTGTCCCTTCTTTCAGAATGATATCGAATAAAAATGGTTTGCTTGCATCGATCACGATTATTGCATTTAGCACTTTGGCTATTTTTGCAAGCGTATCAGCCTTAACGCCCGTCTTGTACGGCGCTTTATTCGGGCTTGTGATGTTGTAGATAGTTGGAGCCGACACGCCACTTCTTCGGATAAGCTCTGATGCCTTCATATCGCGTTTTTCAAGAGCGGCTTCCAGTGTCATGCCTTTTCCTCTGTGTCCTTTGGTTCTCTGCGTCTAAAAATCCAACCGGTTGTCATCAAAGCTCCAACACCTATGATGTACCATGTCACCTTAGCTCCGACCAAAAGCTCGATCTGATGCACCAGCCAGAAGTTCAGCAGAAACACTGCGAGAATAAACGCTAAGACAATGCCCCAGATCAGGGCGATTTCTGCAAATACTTTCATCTTTATCCTTTCTTCGAATGCGTTTCAGCCGTTCCTTTTCACGGCTGTGCCAGCGGATTTCCCGCTGGCCGTAGTATTTACCATTCATAAGTCAGCTCCCCTGTTGCAAGCATCTGTGACACCTCACCGTAATGCTTGCCCATTTTATCAGCAAGTGCTTGAACTTGTCCTATGGATGGAATCTTTTTTTCTTCCAATGCTTTCTTATTCAGATTTCGTTCTTTTCGTATTTTTTGATGTTCTGCAATGCTTGTAAAAGAAGCTTCTTTTGCGCATTCTTTATGATACTTTTGAGCCGCAGACGTTTTAATCATTGGCTCTCCGCACCATTGGCAAGTAGTTTTTACTGGCACAAATCTATGACTTTCTTTCAATACTTTTCGTCTTGCTTTCTTTTGCTCCAGCGAAACTTCCCTTTTGCAATCTAAACAATATTTTTTTGTAGGATTGACTGAGCCAAGTAGAATGCCACAGCGCTCGCAGTATTTAATTTCCATGCTGCATCTCCTCTTTCAGTCTTTCTTCTCTGTTGTGCCGTTCAAAGCACTGGTTGATACATTTCTCCATCCACAGCACCTTGTTGGCATCGTTCCGGGACACGCCAGCAGCCATTGCCAGCTTTAGTCTGCGCTTCCGGCTTTGCGCTTTACGAAATTTTATCACCAGCACTCACCAGCCTTATCTGTGATGAACTTCGGGACTTCCTTGCCTGTGGCAATGCACAGCGCAACTAGCTTTTCGACCCAGATGTCAAACAAGCTTTCTTTTGGCATATAGCACTGTCCAACACAAGGCTCCTTAAAGCTTTTCCAGATCGTCAGGCCGACAGCGCCATCCGTGACCGTCCATATCATACTGTAGCCTTCATTGCACAGGTTGTACAAAATGTCTTGTGCTCTGCTCTTGGCTTTGTTGATTTCAAAAGCATCCCAGTGTTTTTTGCTTTCTTCGTAGGCCTTTGTTGCTTCGTCAATCGCGTGGCGCGCTTCGTCTGGGTACTCAAGATTTACTTTCAAGGTGATGATCTGTTCCATACCACTCATTTTCCCTCTCTTTCCTTCAATAGCTCTTCCAGAGCTTCTTTCACCTTAGCTTCCGCATTTTTAGGCTCACGCTTACCGTTCAGGATTTTTCCCAAGTATTCCGGTGCGCATCCCATTTTTGCAGCAAGCTCTCTGATTTCGATGCTGTTAACGTGAAGCGTTCCCACAACATCGCCTGTCCACTTAGGAAGCAATTTTTTTCTCCTTTCTTGTTCTAGTACTTGAACTTTTTGAAAGAATATGATAATATTATGGTGTCAAGCAAAAACATTATCGAACGTTCTTCCATTTGTTCAAAGCCTTTAATTTGTTCTACCGATTGAACCCGGTAGCCTTATTAAAGCACAAGTAATAGAACTTTTCAAGTGTTTTTGTTCAAGTGGTAGAACTTTGTCATCTTGTACAAACGCTGGAGGTATGTTTTGTGTTTTTTGACAATTTCGTAAGGCTATGTGAGCAAAAGGGAGTAAAGCCGTCTCGTGCTTTGACTGAAGCTGGCGTTCCGAAATCTGCTTATAGCTATTGGAGAACCGAAGCAGGTTCAGGGAACGATGCAAAACCGACCAATCAAAATGCTGTTAAGCTGGCACAGTATTTCGATGTTACGGTTGACTACCTTCTTACTGGCAACCAAAAAGAAAACCCGCCCCAGCAGCCGCAAAGTGAAGCCGATGCAGCAGTGGAGTGGATTAGAAAAAAGCTTGAATCTATGCCGAAGGAACAGCGTGAAGCGCTGATGAACCTGATCGAGAAGATGTAACGTTCATGCCCGGTAAAATAAAAGAATCCCTTGTGCCGGGCTGGTATAGCTCTTCGCAAGGGATTTTCTATTATTCTAGGTCTAGTGCTTGTTCTGCTGCCGGAATCTTTTCAGGGTGTTCCAGCAGCCATGCAATAAATCGGTCAATCTTGGCTCTTTCTTGTTCACTCATTGTGGCATATCCTCCCGATCGGTAAGTACGGACGTTCATTCGATACGATTATACATCTTCTAGTTGTAAAGTCAATGTATTTTCAACAACTTCGTAAAAATTGAACGTTTTCTTCGCATCCATTACTTCACATCAGGGAAGCCAAAAATTGCGATAACAATGATTAAGAGCCACATTAAGTTTAAGTTACCCTTTGCTTTGTAACATTCCGTTGAGTATGGAACGAAAAGGGTTATCCGGTAAATCGTCCAGCACATCTGCTTTGACGAAAGCGTTTGTGCTGATGCTGTGCGAAACATTGTTTAGCTGCACAATGGCATCGTCCAAGTCTTTTACGGTTGCTCCACGCCGTTCCATTGACTGGAGGAAAGTTTTCACTTCTTCAAGAACGACAGGGTTCTCGGCTTTATAGAATCCATTCGTAAAGTCCATCTTCTTCTCCTTTCACAGTTCCACAAGCTGTCCGTCAATGCGTTCGATGCTATCTGCTGGATCGCGTCCATCGTCTAAGGCGGCTATGGCGCGTTCAAGAACGTTTTTTGCTTCTTGATAAGCAAACTTATCAGCATCGTTGTTTGCAAGGTTGTAGACCAGTTTTAAAGCGGTCTGGCGGGCATAGGGAATGAGCATGGTGTCAATCTGGTTCATACACTAACCCTCCCACGGTTTCGGCGTTTTGTTTTCGTTCGGTTCAGATGCGGGCATACCGTCAATGATAATCATATTGTTACCTCCTGTTTTGATTGTTTTTTTCGATGGTACAGTTATAACACAGGCTGCTGTTGGTTCTCCATAGCAGCTTTTTCCATTTTTTGGTTTGTCGAATCCAGCAGTTTTGCCGGATTTTGTTGAAGGAGTGAGAATTTATGAATGAATATCTAGTAAGAACAGCCAAAGTATTAGAGATGGCTCGAATGCGTTCTGGCTTGAGCCAGCAGAAGTTGGCAGCACGGATGGGCGTGAATCGTGGCACGATAGCAAATTGGGAGCAAGGCCTGGCAGCTATCTCCCTGCCGATGGCTATGCGCTGGTTCACTTGCTGCGGCGTATCGGTGGCTCGATATATGGATGCTTGCATTCATCCGAGGCTACTTGAACACCTTGAGGACGACCTTTCCGATCTGGAGAAACGGCGGATTCTCATAGATGCTATGATGGAATGTTCATCCTATGAGATAGATGCCCTGTTATATATCCGGTACGGAGATCACGGCTCAGACCACATCGGCGTGCTGACGGAGATTCTGGCAAACCTCCACACGCCGTTGAAGGACAGGGTTGCTGTCTGTCGGATGGCATCCGGTAACTATGAGATGGCACAGGCCACCAAAACAGACCCAGACCCGAACGGAACCGCCCCAAAGATGGAGATTCTCTATCAGGCGCAGGATGCTGGAACGGAAGCTGCTATGAAGTCCAATGATTCCTATACTGTGAATCCCAATAATATAAGCGGCTGATTGTCGAATTATCGAAGTTTTTACGGAACATCTTGTACACGTTCATCCACTTTTTGTACACGTTTCATGCAGATTAGGTATACCTTTACCTTGTCATTCCGTCCCCCATAGGCTACAAATCGACAGTATTTGCGCGGAATAAATAACGAATTATCGTTAATCTATTGCTTGTAATTGGTCGGCTTGTCAATCCGTCCCCCATAGTGCAGATTAGGTATATCTTTCTATCCACTTTTTGTACACCTATCCACAATCCGTCCACGCTTGGCACGGCTAATAGAAGGTTGCTTCACCATCGGTACAGTCTTATTCAGTAATTGACAACCTGAGTTATCCACAAACTGGAATGGAAAAATAAAGAAATTGTTGAAAATTATCGTCATCGACTATTTAACGATGATATTTAACCTCTTGTTTATTTCTTGTTTAATATATAATATGTAGATGGGGGACGAAATGACAAAGCATGGGGGACGTTTTGACAAGTCATGGGGGACAAAATGACGAGGATATGGGGGACAAAAAGACAAGTCATGGGGGACGAAAGTTGTTGACACGTCCCCCTATTTGTGATATACTGTTTTCAGACCATTAAAGGAAGTGAGCAGATGCCAAAAATATCAGACAATAACCTTGTCGAAAAAAGCAAGTCCCTTGTTTGGGCGAAGTTCAGGGACTACACCGCAGGAGAACTTCGGTTGTTGGAGGTTTACCTATCAAGAATTAACCCAAGAGACCCAAGTAGCAGTCGTGTAGAGTTTACTCTTGCTGAATACAGAGAACTGCTTGGGCTGAAAAGCCTTGACGCTCGAAGGATTGAGCCGCAAATCAAGCACTTTCTTGGCAATACGGTGTCGATTCCAATTGACAAGGAGAAAGGCACGTTTGAAAGCTTTGTCTTGTTTACGAGGGCAAAACTGGACTATGTGCCCGAAACAAGGTCTTACGTTGTAGCAATCACCTGCAACCCTGACCTTCGATCCATCTTTTTCGACATTGCTGAAAGTGGATACGTTCGCTATCGGCTGCGTTACACATCACGAATGAAGTCGCAGTATAGCATCTTGCTTTACTCGATTCTTCGGGACTGGTTGAATATGGACAATAAGCCGCATGAAATCAGTCTGAAGAAGTTGAGGGAACAGCTCGGTGCGACGGAAGCCAGCTACGATGTTTACAAGAATCTTCGCAAGCGAGTGCTTGACGTTGCGGTGGACGAAATCAATGCTGTGTCTGACATTGTTGTGACCTACGAGCCAGTTCTTGTGGCACGAAAGGCTGTGGCAGTCAAGTTTAAGCCCAAAATTAAAGCGTCTGAGAAGTTGATTGAAGCACAGGCAAGCGAAGTGTTGACCGAACCTCAAAAAACCGCCAAAAAGACCCGTAGAAGCGGATATGAGGATTTTGACTGGTCTGTGTGTGACGAACTGGAAAAGCAAGACTGCATTGACGTGGCGAAGGTAGTTGAAAAGTGGATGAAGAAAGAGCATCCAGAAATCAAGCTGCCAAGACGCAGAGAAGCGGTTTACGACACGGTAAAGGCTGCGTATAATGACATTTTGTCTTTGGATAGGTCTCCGTTCCCGGACAGACCTGTTGGCTATCTGATTAGAAGCGTGGACAAGGCAGGTATCGTAGACAGATATATGCCAGCGTTCTATTCTATTGAAGCCTTGCAAAAGTAGTTAGAATGAGCAGATGATACAGAAAGGAGCGAGAATGGGTTGGATTAGCGTAAAAGATAAGATGCCAGACAAGTACGTTCAGATTATCATTTATGATAAAGTGATGGGCGTTACTTTCGGTTATTATGGTGACTTCAAAGGCGAAAAATGGTATACAGATGATGTGTTGACGGATGCGTTCTATGGAAACAATAGTGAAACGCAACTGATTGATGATAATGTGTTATATCATGTAACCCATTGGATGCCGCTTCCTGACGAACCGAAAGAATAAAGAAAGAGTGATAAAATGGCAAAAATCATAGCTGTCGCAAACCAAAAGGGCGGCACAGGAAAGACCACAACAAGCACCTGTATGGCTGGTGCGTTGCAGTTGCTTGGTAAGAAAGTCTTGTTGGTGGATTGCGATGCACAGTGCAACGCAACGGACACCTACGGCGCACAGACAGAGGACGTATGCACCCTATTTGATGTGATGACCCGGCAAGGCACGGTAGAAGAAGGGATTCAGCACTGTGAAGCTGGTGACATTCTGCCGTCTGATAGTGCATTGAAGGACATTGACGAGCAGCTTGTCCGGGACATGGGCAAGAACTTCCGGCTACGAGAAGCCCTTGAAAACGTGTCTGAGCAGTACGATTACATTGTGCTGGACACTCCCCCGCAGCTTGGCCTTGCGCTTGTGAACGCGCTGATCGCCGCCAACAGCATTATCGTGCCCATCACAGCAGACCGTTACGCACTGGCTGGTTTGAGCCAGCTTTCGCAGACCATTGGTGACGTTCGCAGATATTTCAACCCGACCTTGAAGATTGAAGGTCTGCTTCTGAACCAGTACAAGAGCCGTGAAAACCTGTCAAAAGAGGTTGTGGAGCAGCTCCCGGTGATTGCACAAAGCATGGGAACAAAGCTGCTTGACGTGAAGATTAGACCGTCTATGGGCGTTCGTAAAGCGCAGGCAGAGCGGCACAGCCTGTTTAGCGGTGACACGGCAAAGAGTACCAGCGCAGAGGATTTCAAGGCGTTGGCGCAAAAAATTGTAGAGGGGGATAAAAATGAATGATATATACCCGCACCTTGTAGGAATGACGTGCATCGAAGATATAAGACGGGTTTATTTCTTAGATCTTGGTGTTTCATTTAATGAATTGTCGGATGAAGAAAAAGAGCTTGCATATAATTCTCAGCAATACCTCGCTGAAAAATACTGTGAAAAACTGAAAGAAAAGCTTTCCGAGAATCAGTGGGCGCAGTCGAAGCACAAACTTCCAAATGAATCAAACAAATACGTTATTGGATTTAGTGAAGACGAATACGATGTAGAAATCGTAAGATACGAAAGAGGTCTTAAAAAGTGGATAGGCAAAGATGGGAAATTGCACAACATTACACATTGGAAGTCTTTACCGGCTGTACCAGACCTCGAAGATGAAGATTGGGAGGAAGAGGAATGAAATCAACCAGCAAAAAATCCACAGGCTTGCTTGGCGGGTTTGATTTCCAGCCTATTTTTTCGGAACAGACATTAAGCCGAAGTGAGCCAAAGGAAGAAGAAGTAAGCCAAGCAAAGCCGAACGAAGCCGAACAAGCACAGATTAAGCCTAGTGAAGCCACAGACAGCCGTACACGGCCTAATGAAGCACAGTTAAGCAATATTAAGCCAAAGCAAGCCAAAGGCAGCGAAACACAGCCAAACAATGCCGTAGTAAGCGAAAGTAAGCCGAAGAAACTGAAACAGGCGAAGAAAGTTCAACGTCTTATCGAACAAGGCGATGTGCCCGGTGCGCTAGCCGAAGCTGGTTTGACAAAGAAAAAAATCCCGATGCCGGAATCGCATCAGGGCGTTGCAAGTGGTGATGGCAAGCGTTCCAAGCGCATTACCATCCTTATGAGCGAGGAAGAGCGCAAGTACATCAACCGTGAAGCCAGACGGCACGGAATGACGATTGGGCAGTTCGTGTACGCTCTTGCGGTTGCGGCGGCAGAAGGAAAGATTGAATTGGAGGATTTCTTAGATGAATGACGTATGGATTGACATTGGGCAGAAATATGAAGCAATGGCAAATATGGGATGCAAGCCTTATGGCTTCAAGCGGGTTCCATCAAATTTTGTGTTTGACGAAGACAAGTCGGTAAAGTGGAACAAAGAGCAAGCGCAAAAGAATAACGATGATTACGACAATGAAGTTAAGCGGCTGAATCAAGAGAAAATGAAGCGTAGGGATGAAATCTACGCAGAGATATATAAGACAATTCAAGAAGAAGTCGGTTTTGGGATTTCAGAAAAGAAAGCGGAAAAAATTTGGGAGTACGCTTACGATAGAGGGCATTCAGCAGGATGGTATGAAATAATCGTAAATTTGGAAGAAATTGAAGAATTTGCAAAGTTCATATTGGATAAAAAGAACTGAGTTGGAGGATTTATTGAATGAACGATAGTGAACGACACCTTATTCGATTTGTTTGCGATGGCGATATGCGAAACGCGCAAAAAGCCGTTAAAATCATTTTGAATTCTATATCATCCAAAAAAGATGAGCAGTTCAAGGAAAATATGTTTCGCAAGTTGGAAAGCAAAAGAGAATTTATTGAATTGCCATATAACTTACAGCATCTTTTGATCGCAGAGGATACAGAAGAATTTCCAGAAGCAAGATTCCTTCTTAGGAACGAAGAAAAAAGTATAACGCAGAAAATCGTTGCTATTTATCGAGCATCTGAAAAATTGAACGAAATGGGCATTCCTTATTTGACAGCATTGATGCTTTATGGGCAAAGTGGATGCGGGAAAACCATGCTGGCTAGGTATATCGCGCATAAAGCAAAACTTCCGTTTTTGAGGATTCAATTTTCAAGTCTAGTTGATTCGCACTTGGGGCAAACACAATCTAACCTTGCAAGAATTTTTGATTATGTGAGAACTGCTCCTTGCGTTCTTTGTTTTGATGAAATAGATGCAGTTGGAATGGCTCGTGGGCAAAAAGATGACGTTGGGGAAATGAACCGTGTGGTTATCGCGATTATGCAGGAAATGGATAGATTGCCGAACAATGCAATTATTATTGGAACGACAAACCGATTTGATAGGCTCGACCCTGCGCTTATAAGAAGATTTCCGTTGCAATACGAATTAAAGCCGTTGTGCCGTGCGGATGCAGAAATACTTTCTAAAAGGTTCTTTGAATATGCAGAAGCACAATATGAAAACATAGCTTATGAAGATTACGTCCCAGCATCTACGGTTATCAAAGAATGTACAGAACGAATTGTAAATCAAGTTCTGAATCAAGAGGATTTCTTGGAGGATTGACGAATGGGCGTAACCATCAAATGCAAAAAGACTGGGCGTGAAATGGATGTGGGCTATTTCGGGTTTTTCAAGTTGAGAACGAAGGTTGCAGAACTTGTTGGTTCGGAAGTCGGAGAGCACTATAAAAAACTTGATGACATTCTCGACATACCATCTCCCGAAAAAGAACACGTTCTAGAATCATACAATGACGAAACAGAGCGATTGGTTGAAAGCAAAATGCTTCCGATTAAAATTGCAGATTTCCTTTATCAATCGGACTGTGACGGAAAAATCCGATAAGGTGCCTGCAAGGAAATCTTAAAAGTTATAGGTGATTATGACGATAGCATTATTTACGGATATGCTGGTAGAGAAAACCCCGCAAAGTTCAAAGACTTCAAAGAAATCCTTCAAGATTGTGTAGGCAATAAGTGCTTTATGATTTGGAGATAACAATAAACCCCTGTGTAGTCACAATGACCGCACAGGGGTTCTGTTTTACTTATCAGCAATGCAATCCCAGTAGAGATACGCCTTGCCATCTGCAGCATCTGCGTCTTCAAGGAACGCCTTTGCCATGTCAGCGTAGAAGCCAGGAGTGTCAACGGACTGGCGCTTTGCGACCTGACAATAATCCGAGTACATCATGTTCATAACAGCCCAGAAATCGTTCGGGTCACAGGTGATATTGCGCTGTTTCGCAACGTCCTGTGTCTGTTCCAGCGTCCAGTGACAGCCCTTCGTGCCATCAGCGTTCACCATGCTGTCGCACCATTCCTCCGCTTCATCATGGGTGAGGTGCTGGCGTGGCATCTTGATGGAGCGGCTGTTTGCGCCGCCATGTTCATACTGTCCAGACCGCTTGTCCCAGTCTCCGTTCTGCGAGAAGCCGATTTGCGGCATTCTGCGCCCATACTCTACGTCAGGGTAGCGGGGGATAGGGTAAGGGTCGATGTAGCGGTTTTCCTCCTGCGGATAGTAGGGATAGCGGTCGTTGCCGCCTTCCAGCTTGCGCAGACGGCGTTCCATCTCACGCTCCCTGCGGTCACGCTCTTCCTCAAGGCGGTCACGCTCCGGCTCACGGTCTTTGTCGTGGTCGCGGAGCATCATCATGCGGCGAAAATTGTTCTTGCCCATAATCTATACCTCCTTAAGAAATGGACGCGGGCGCACCAGCGTGGGAACGGCAGAAGCAGCCAAAATACTTGAACGTGCCTGTGCCAGTGGCAGACGTTGCAACGCGGGTAGCGTAGCGGGTGCGAGTGTGGATGCTTTCAGCGGTTGCCTGAGCGCAGTTGCAGTCGGTCAGAGGGTATGCGGTCGTTCCTGCACCGATGGTAATGACCACAGGAGCGTTGATGGTGGTCGTGTCCGGGATGCTCTGGGCAACTACGATGCAATACTTCTCTCCGTTCTGGTATGCGCCAGCAGGGATGTTGATGGTCAGCGTGTCATTGGCGAACGTCACCGCATCCGAGATGACGAGGTGCGGGCACAGACGGCAGCTTGTTTTGCAAGCCATAATGTTTTCCTCCTATAAAAATCAGGGGCAGAGGTGTCTTGCCCCTGCCCCGATGGTTCACCCGGTGTTATCGGGGAGTGTGTTGGTTAGCAGCAGCCGCAGCAGTTCACGCCCACGTTGGGGTTTGCCACCTGATAAGCGGGAATCGGACGAGGATTGACCCGATTCAGGATGGTATCAGTCTGCTGGGACATCACGGTGGTCAGAAGCGCATTCTGCCGATCCTGAGAAGCGGCAAACTTGAGGTTCTGGTTCTCAGCGGTCAGAGTTGCGATCTTGTCCTGCGTGAAGTAGTCCATCATGCTGCGGAAGTTGGCGTTGCAGTTGTCCACGATGGCGCGGGCATTGTCTGCGATGGCCTGCCGGGTGGCACAGTCTTCCGTTGCGATGGTGTACTTCAGGTCGCCGATCAGCTGCTTGTTCTCGCAGCAGCAAGATGCCAGCTGCGTGGCAAGAGCGGTCTGACCCGCCTGCCGTGCGTTGCCTTCCTGCATGATAGCAAGGCTGATGGCATTGTCGCCGTTGGACACGCTGCGTTCCAGGCCGTTCACCAGCTGTGCGTTCTGGTAGCCAAGCTGACAGATGGCACTGTTCACGCCTGCAAAGCCGTTCGCGATGTTGGTGTTGACGCCGTTCATCTGCGCCAGCTGGTCATAGCCCAGAGAGCAGATACCGCTCTGGATGCCCGCCAGAGAGCGGGAGGTGTCCTGCTGGTAGAAGCCCTCAGACAGAGCCGCGCGGGTGTCTGCACCGCCCTGACCAGTTGCGCCAGTGCCGACCAGATAGGGGATGTAGCTGTTCATGCTGTTGTCACCACCGTTTCGGCCATAGCCGTTTGTGCCCCAGCCAAAGATGATAGCGAGGATGATAACCGCCCACAGACCTTCGTTTCCGAAAAATCCGCCGTTGTTATTGCCGCCGTCCTGCCCAGCCAGATAACCAGTTGCAAAATCGTCCATAACAAAACTCCTTTCAGTTTTGCGTATGCTATCCCACCGCCGTATGCGATGGGCGAAGCCAAACAAATGCGGTTTTTGTCAAGTCCGCAAAACTGAGAAGCGTTTCGCTTAGAGAGATGCTTATTTTAGGGTTGTTAAGTCAGCTCGGAGGGTTGTCTTTTTTATCTTTTGAGTCATCCCAATTTTTGCTGGCAGCACCGAAAATGAAGCCAAGCATTAAAGGAACCCATATTTTGTCATCGCCACACAGATTGTTGATGTCAAAATCTTTTTCGGAATGGCTGTTTTCAAAATCATCCATTGCAAAGTCTCCTCACTTCGGAAGCGTCAAATTCAGGACGCTTGCCAGCTGGTTCAGGTCGATGCCACGCTCTTTGGCGAGGTTCTGCGCCATCGTTCGGAGTTGCGCTTCGTTTTTGCCCTGAATCAGGTTCAAGCCCTGCATGATGGGGGCATTCTGCCCGCTCAACTGCTGGATAAGCCCCATCGGGTTTTGCCCGGCACGAGCCAGATTTGCAAGCTGCATGATGGGGCTGTGAGCAATCATATCAAATGGAGAGGGCATTTTTATTCTCCTTTCTTTGCTGCGGTAGCGGGCTTAGAAAAGCTCTTCTGCCACTTTTCCAGCTCATCCAGCCGATGCACAAGGGCGTTGTACTGCTCAATAGGCACATACTGCTGTGTCGGTGCAGCGGTCTGCTGTGCCTGTTGTGCTTGCATCTGCCGCCATGCTTCCGGGCTGTAAAACTCTAACACGTCAGATTCACAAGTGTTTGGATTCAAACGTTTGCAGTAGATGACGCCACTACGCAAATCCGGGCAATACGTCCATCTTCCGTACAGATCAGACGGTATCGCCAGAAATTCTTCTCTGCTGGAAACAGGTCTGCCAAGCAACCAACCGCCATCTTGTACCGACTGCTGAACAGGCTGCTGCCCATTCATCGGCTGCGGACGCTGCGGCTGTGCCTGTTGCATCTGCGTGTTTGGCAGGGAAGTGGTAAGGCCAACCGTGCCCATGCCACCGTAAGGATTGACAGGCTGCTGCAAAACGCATGGTGCTCCGGGTGTCTGGTAATAGCTCATAAAGCATCCCTCCTTGTGCATCCAGTGTACCGCATCGGCAGAAAACGAAAGACAACGAAGGTACAACGAAGGACAAAAAAAGAAAAGTGCCCACACGGAAAAATCCGCATGAGCGCTTAAAGATATAAATATACTTATATAAAATGATGCAAAAATAGAAGGTTTTGCCGCTTTATTTGCAAAAAAATCCCCTGCTTTGCCTACAAAGTACCCAGCATGGAACGCAGGGCTTCGGAAAAGCAGGGGTTTTTGTAAAATCAAGAGTGCACCGTCCACACAGGCCGGTTCACTCTCTACAAAGGCCATAGCCTTTCAAATCATAAATCGTATGGCGTATAATGCAAAGACGCATATACCGATAAAACCACGCCTATAAATGCACTATGCCAAAACGGAAGAACGGCTTTTAGAACGCTTGATGTCGCCCCAAAAATAATCAGAGCGAACAAAACACGGGACAAAAAGCGATATATTTTATTTGCCATAATTCATATAAAATCGTCTCCCGCATGGTACGCACTACAAGTAGGCGGGCGGGAGACTGTATCATCAAAAATGCCTACTTCTGCTATCGAAATTTTGACGTATGCGCACTATTCAAAACCGTTCAAGCATTTTCGGGCTTGCTATGGCTGGACTTGAACCAGCGACAATAGGCTGTGTCACGCCCTGCTCTACCAACTGAGCCACATAGCCTTTTCAAATATCCACCCTAATGTGCTTCTTCGATAGGCCGGGTGGATTTGTTGAGATAATTATACCACAAATCGTGAAAAAAGAAAAGCGGCAGACCCGAAAGCCTGCCGCTTCAATGCGTTTCGTGAGAAATCGCACCCAATTAGGATTATGATATCACCCATCCAGCATTTTATCAATAATTTTCAGCCTATTGCCGATTGATGTCCGACAATACGGCACACGCGCTGCAATATCAACTTGGCATAGCTGGTCAACGTACCGCAACCAGGCGATTTTCCGGTCATACCTCCCAAGCGGCGCACGTTTTATCACAGCTTTTATCTGTTCTGCATTAAGCCCTTGCAACGCTGGCGGAAAGACTACACGAGCCGCCGCCACAGGCAGCACCGAGCCAGAAAGGCTGCGGCAGTTGTCCAGCGTTGCGCACCATTACGGGGGCGTTACCGAGATGGCATGTTTTCGTGAAGCCACGAAAGCATACGCAGACCATTTTCGTGATGTTACGAAATTGCTCTTGTGCGGCGAACATTTTGTTGGTGTCAACAAAATGCTCGTATGTAGTTCTACTCATGATGTTACTCCTTGCTATCCAAAATGGTTACTGCGTACACGCGGAGGTTTTCCAACTTTTCGATAACAGCCTTATAAGTTGCTTCCGTTGCGATGTGCGCGATGCGCTCCAGCTCGTTGTTCTCCTTTGATGCAGCGATAATTTCATCCGCAGATATGCGTTTCATGGATTCAATCAGATCGAGCAAATCTTCAATATTTACTGCGTTCATGCGTTATGTCTCCTTACTGCGTAATTTCCTCAGCGTTCGCCATGTCCTTCGCATCCAATGCGTCGTAGTACGCCTGCGCAAGGGCTTCCACCTCTGCGATGTCGTCCTCCGTCAGCAGACCGCTGTCCAGATGGGTGTACGCTTTATCCAACCAGTATGCCACGTCGCGTCTTGCAGAAATCTCCCTTTTGATGGAGCGCAGGGTCAGGTCGTGGCGGGCTTCTTGTCTGCCAATGCCTTTTTCATCATGCTGACGGCCTTTTCGATCACGCTGTCCAGCACTTCATCGGTGATGAAAGGCTTCAGCCAGTCCGGCAGAGCGCCGCGCAGCGCGGCAAAGACCTGTGCCTTTTTCTTTGCGCCCTGACCGCTGCCCATGATGCTGTCCTCGGCGATGGTCACAAGCTCCAGCGCCCAGTCCTTGACATACTGCTTGTAGCCCAGCCGGATGGCGCCCACTGCCAGCGCGGCAAAGCCAATGAGCATCAGTACCAGTGCGATGGGTGCGGGGATAAAGTTAAACATTGCTTCCATGATTTGTTACTCCTTTCAGCAGGTAGTTGTTAATATCGGATTTGCTTTTTTGCATACCTTCGCGGTTGTTGCCGGACAGCTGCGAATCCAAAAGATTTTGTACGCCAACGAGTACGAGACGCATCTCTTCATCGAGGCCGTCAAAGCGGCGCAGGTCTCTTGCAAGGGCCTGTGCGTGCTGAAGCTGTCCCTGTTCCAGCACGCCAAGTCTTTTTTCGAGCGTATCCATTCGCTTGTTCTGCGCATCGTCGGGGGCCTGTGCCTTTTTGACGTACTTGTGGATGATGTCCAGCACCTTGTCGATCGTGATGGCAGCGGCGCACAGGCTACCCAGAATGCCCAGTACCCACAGGAGAGCTTCTTTTTCGGTCATTTACCCTCCCGGAGACGGGTCAGGCCCTTCTTGCTGATGATACCCGCATAGTCCTTGTATGCGTGGCTCATGTCCACGTTGGTGGTCACACCGGGTACACGGGCCTTGCTGGTATACTGCCACATGCCAAAGGGCCAGCTGGGAGCGGGCTTCTTCGTGCGGTATGCTGCCAGCCACACGTCGTAGGGTTTCAGGGCCGCGCCGCCCATGTACAGGAAGGTGCTGCCGAACCACAGGCCGGTGTAAAGCAGAGCGTACACGCCCCAGCTTTCCACCGTGCTCAGCATGTAGGCCGTCAGGTCGGTCAGCGCGGCCTTGCCAAGCGGCTTCTGCACTTCGTCCTCGATGTCCACGGCCACCGGCAGCTCAAAGCTCCGGCCGGTGAGCAGCTTCTTGAAGTACGCCAGCTCCTTGTCAGCCTGCTCCCGGTTGACCGCCTTAAAGTAGCCATACACGCCGCAGGGGATGCCAAGCCGCTTGCATTCGGCGTAGTTGCGGGCAAACTGCGGGTCAGTGTAGGGAGCACTGGGCCTGCCCGCTGCACTGTTGCCCATGGCGCGAATTATCACACCGTCCACTTTTCCGCTTGCCTTGACCTTCTCCCAGTTGATCGTGCCCTGATATCGGGATACATCCATGATTTCAGCCATAGCGTCCTCCTTACTGCGTGATTTCCTCAAAGCCGCTCTTGATGAGCAGCGCCTTGACCTTCTCCTTCAGCAGGCGGGGGCAGCGCTCATACAGAGCCTTTGCATCCTCCATAGTCTCAGCATACATGATTTCCTGTGCCCACAGCTTCGCCATCATACGTACCATCCTTTCTAATTTTTGTGTGATTTTATGCATAAACAATCTCGCTCATTTCAAGCAAGCATTGCCTGAGCATCTTGTTTTCTTCCTGCAGTGCCGCCACCGTCTCCGGCAGCTTCTCCCGGGCTTCGGCCTTTTTGCGCGCTTCTTCCTGCGCGGCCAGCTCTTCGGCGGTGTAGCGGATGTACTTCTGGATGGGCACCTGTTCCACCCATTCCTCCTGCGCCTGAACGCCGGGACGGTCAACGACCTTCTGCACGTCCTTTCCACCGTTCGGATACTCGGTCACGGTCTCCCAGTGCCACTGCTCCTCCACGCCCTTTACGGCGGGGTGGGTGATCTCTTCGGTGCTGGTGGTCAGGTAGCCCAGCGTCAGGTCCGGGTTTTCCACGACCGCGCCGGTCTCGTCAAGGATCTTCATTGTGTCACCTCCATGGGGGTCACATATTTGCCGATTCGCGAGTAAGATACTTTTCCGTCAGGACTTTCAGCCGACAGCATCCACTGTCCGCCGGTCTTGCCGGAGTCACTGCGGTTTACTTTTACGCATCCATTTTCGTCCAGCTGCATCGGGGGCACAAAGCTACCGTCGCTGCGCCGCAGGTGGAGTCTGATTTTGCAGGTTTTCCACTCTTCCGGGATGGCAAAGTGCAGACTGGTCGGGTGACCCTCACTGCCAAACTGCAATGTTGCCACAGTGTCAAATGTCACAGGGATCATGGTTCAAAACCTCCTTTCTCAGGCCACGCGCTTCCAGATGTGCACATAGTAGGCGGCAGGCTGCACGGTGGCGCTGCGGCCGTAGATTGAGTTCGAGAGGGAAGCGTCAAAGCAAAGGTCTCTGCCGGGATTTTGACTGCCTGCAGCACACCAACTGTAGGATTTTCCACCTCCATAAAATGCACCGCCTGCATTTGGGCGATTGGTGTTATAATAACCGGAATCAGTATCTGCGCCAGCATAGCCCGTGATGTTCGGCAGTCCGGCCTCCACGGTGGTGCCCGCTGCGTGGGCGTAGGATGCACCCATCAGCACCCGGTTTTGCGCAATCTCCTGCCATGTACCTCCGAACAGTGCGGCGGGACTGGTGGGGTCGGTGCTCTGGTAGATGCTGCCCACCGGATGGTCTGCAAGCTTTTGCGCTTCAAGAAGCCTGTTTACTTGTTCCCGTGTGTAGTAGTCGGATAAATCAGCTTTTTGCACGCTGTCCTTCCACGCGCCCGTGTCGCTGTCCCACGTCCAGATGGTGTCGGTCGTGCCGACCACTGCCCACCAGCCGTTTTCGCCCACCGGAACAGCAGTCTTGAGGGCTTCCGGCGTGGCGTACCAGCCCTGTGCACCAATGGTGATGGTGCGCACTTGCTCGAAATACTCTTTGGTCCCTTGCAAATTTTTGGCAGACTCCGTCTCGGACGCTTTCGAATTTTTTTCGCTTTTCGCAGAATTTGTAGCCGCTTGTTCTGCTTTAGCCCTTTCAGATGCAGCAGCCTGCGCTGCTGAAATGGATTCTTCCTTTGCGTTAATTGCTCCCGCAACAGTACTCAGCTCGTTTAAGGTGGCTGCGTTGATTGGCGTTCCTTCTTTTGTTGGCTCGTCATTTCGGATAAGAGTGACAATTTCGGATGTTCCATCCGATTTTACCATTGTCCACCGACCCGGATATTTTGCCACACGGTCTTCAAAAACCATATTGTCCATCTCCTGTCATGTATTCACCGGAAAACGTAACGTATGTTTTAGCAAGCGTTTCAATGTCGAACAAAATTTGCTCGATTTGATTCATTGTTGAAAAATCGAGTTTATTCATGCTTTCTGGCGTATCTGCAATAGCAGATGGGCCAGAGCATTTAGTGCGAATGGAGTTGATGTTAGAAAGCCAACGTGTTGTATCGGAGACTTTCATATATCCATCGACTGTCCAATCGGTCCGAACAGAAACAGATGCGCCAACAATGGAGCCAAGCTCCTGAATACCGGATTCGATACGGTTAAAATCTGTATAGCTTAAAGCGCCCTTCATTCCGGCAATCCATTCCGATTGTTCGGCTTTTGTCCACGTGCCTGTTCTCGCCTTTGCGGTAATTTCTTTCACACGGTCAACATCTGATTGCGTGCGGTCTGTAATCCAACGAGCCATAAATTATTCTTCCTCAACTCTGTTTTGATACCCAATAGGCAAATTGCTCGGAACGGTAAACATGTAATGATAACACTTATAGTTTGCGTCGCCAGAACCGATACAGTCATAAAAAAATAATTCTTCTTCGTCATTAGAATTGCCAAGATGTGCTTTGTCCCAATACCTTGAAACAACAATAGAACGATAATAGATGTCCCCAACAGAAGGGCCCATACCAAAATATTCAAGATGGGTAACGGGAGTTCTCGTCCACTGCTGATACGGGCTGTAGCTGCTTCCGTCAGTAAAAAAAGGATTTCTCAAAAGTTCTTTTGCTGTAGGGAGCGGGCTTCCTTCTACATTACATCCATAACCCCAAATTTCGTTAATAGAACTGTCGTTATCAGGAAATCCGTAGTATATTTCTTTTGCGGAAGGTAAAAATATACTGCGAGATAGAGTAGACACATCAGAAGGTACGTACTCGTTAGAATTGTTTTTTTTGAACGCGGGAGTATAATAAAAAGTAGTTTTGCCGATTTTTTTCTGCATAAAATCAGAAAAAGAATTTTTTACGTTTCCGTTTAATAAGGCATCGATACTGCTGGTCGAATACTCTGCGGGAGTTGTCATTTTACTATCCCACGCAATGTTTTCTATTTTCGCGTCTTTAAGAGCGAGAAGCGTTCTCCCTTTGCCATTTAATTCCGGCTCGTAATTATGTTTTGATACAAGAAAAGCAGTATAAACGCCAGCGACGGAGATGTAAACAGTATCGCCTTCTTTGAGATTAGAAATCTCGTCCGCAATCGTAGTAGCCTTGCAAGAAGCGGAAAGGCTTGCAACTGTAGCTGTAATCGTTGCATTTCCGCTGTGTAAATACGTGACGTTGCAGACAGATACGCCGCGTTCGTTCTTGACGACATTCAGCTCAACAATACCAGCGGGAGATGCATTCCAAACAATAACAGGGGAATCGGCAGATGCAGGGGTAAGCGTTGCAGTGAGCGTGATCGTGTCGGAAGGATGCAAGTAAATCTCAGAAGCATTGATTTGTAACGAATCAACATCTTCAATCATATACCCGGTAACGGAGCCCTTGAAGCTGCCATTAAACGTGTAAGAAACATCCGTAATCAACAAGTTAGAAGAATATCCAAACTGATGATTGAGCTTGACAAAATCAAGAGCATCGTTGTGTGGGCTGGCACGATAAGACAGGGTGGCCTTTCGACGGTTAGAAAGCACTTTATAGCTTTCAGTTAGAACATTTTTTGGCTGAGAGACGATGGAAGAAGAGATAAGCGCATTGTTTACACTTTGCGTAACGCCATCGCCAGTAGCACCGTTCGGATACAATGACGAAGCTCCATTTAAAGAGTAAGAGATGTTTTTTAACTTATTAGAAAAAGTGATTTCCGGATACTGATAATCATTGATTTCAGTGATTTCATAAATGTCGGACTTGTTTTCAGGAAGGTACGGAACCCGGTCAATCCGAATCTCACCGGTTCTTGTCTGATACAAAGCCATACCGGCTGCGTTAGCAGAAAGCTGTAGAACATCAGCGTTTTTATACGAAGAATTTCCCTTGCTAAAATCAGTTGTATAATCCTTCAAAGACTCATTGATGTAATAGCTAATACCGGAAACATTAAGAAGTTCCAAAGCGTCATAACACATTTCGTATAAAGTTCCGCTTTTCCTCCCGGTATATAGCGAATCGATTAAAAACGCCAAAGCATCACGAGCTTCAAAGGAAGCGGTAATGCCATTAGAAGGAATACTCCAACTAGAAAGGTAAAACTTACCTCCGTTAATCCATTCGGTCTGTCCGTCCAAGTCCATGCCATACTTTACAAAAACAGCTTGGCGTTCATACAAATACTTGTAAAGACCGTCAGGGTTGATAGGATTCCATTTTTGATCGCTGTTATCAATGGAAAAAGAAATCGAATCCTTAGAAAGCTGGCCGGAAATTGGGTCACGCTTTGATTTATGGGAATACGACAGAAGGTCTGTTTTGCTAAATCTCACACGTTGTCCAAATTCCACTTGCGAGATACGAGCTCTTCGGTTTGGAATACACCATTCAAGAATTTCAATAATAACCGAATCATAATTGGAAATCTCAAATTCAATTGAAGTTTCGGTGGAATCGTTGTTGTCAATTTGCTTTTCCAAAAGAAGAGCGGTTCCTTTGTAAGCGGAAACTTTAAATGATTTTGCCCATTCATTTAAAATTTCAGACCAAACGATTGTCAGGCCCGGTATTTTTTCTTCGTGGATTTTACTAAAAGAAAATGTGATGGTTGGATGATTGGAGCTTGATACGCATTCACCGCTTACATAGCCGCATTCTTGATACGGTTCAGAATTCGGGACGATATCAAAGCTTCCATCTAAAACCCAAAAATTAGTTTCAGCAGTCGCGTAATTTCCAGAAGTGGAAATGTCCAGGTCAGTGATGGATGCCGCATTACTAAACACGGTTTGCGAACCTGAACTTGCAATAGCGTCCGTTTGCGCCGCATCATCAGCTGCATGATAAGTAATCTGAATAAAAGTTTCGGGTACAAGCGTATTATTATATTGTGAAAGCCACTTATCGGACGGCTTTACAGACATATAAAATCACCACCTTTAGACCTCAACCAGGCTCAAAGAACAATCCGTCCAGCCCATCACATTTCCGGTGTTTGGGCCCCTTCGCCACATTCCGGCTGTTCGATCGGAAACATACATCTGACGTGTGGAATAAGAAGCTGTTGCTTGATTGTAAAATCGTACCGTGCAATAAAAGTTTGTAGTGAATGGGCCGATGACGGAAGCCCATTGTTTTGCGGTAAGGTATTTCCACTTAAGAGCCACTTTTGCAACATCGTGTCGAACCACAGAGCCAACAACCTTGCCTTGCACGTTTCGGCCAGAATCAACGATGGTTGAAGTCGTTGCGCTATAAGAGGAAGGCTCTGGCAAATCTACGCCGTTCACTGATACAAGAGCTTGCATAATTCACCGTCCCTTCCTTAATAGCTATATACTTCCGTGCCCATGATTTGCACTCCACGGTCAGCCTGCTGCTTTTCGACCGAAGCAGTAATCTGCTTTCCGTCAATAAACAGCCTGACTTCCTTACCACCGGTAATTTCGTCACCATAGCGCTGGAAAATATCAAGAAACGCATTATAGCAGCCGTTGTAAACCGCGCCTTGCAGGTCGGAAGAACTTGTTGACCCGGATGATGTATTGCCGTAGTATCCATTTGCAGAAGTGGTGGAACCTGTAGAAGCATCGTATTCAGGGGTCCCAACGTAAGAAGAATTATCAGTTGAATATTTCCCGCCGAGATTGCTTACAATACCCGCAATCGCAGCGCCTAAGGCAATTGCGGCCGCACCGACAATAAGTGCTACAGGAATGCCGAAAACTGTAGACGAAAGCGCACCGGCAATAGAAGTAAGAAGGCCAACAAACGCAGAGCCGACACTTCCAATCAAGCCGCCCATTGCAGCAAAAATTTCAGGAAAAGAGCTTACAAGGCCACCGAAAAGGCCTTGACTGATTGCAGTGCCAGTAGTGGCTAAAGGCACCTTCAATGCGCTAATTGATGCAGAAATCGTAGTTCCAAGATTGGAAACGCTCTTTACGATATCTCCAAAATTTTTTGTGATGCCGCTCCAAATGACCTTGCCAACTTTTAACGCTTCGTTAAACAGGGTTTTAGATGCGTCCTTTAAAACGCCGGAAATATTGGAAATAAAGCTTTGTGCGTATGCTTTTACCTGATTTCGGTTCTCCTCCCCCATCGCCTGCCAGATAATAGCTGCTGTAGTTGTTCCGATTGTTTTCAAGTCTCCGTTCTGCACAGCATTCCAAAGATTTTGTACTGTGCCGAAGAAGTCATTCTGCAAACCGGAATCAAGTTCCTGCCACTTGCTGCTCAGACCGTTAAAGAAGCCGTCAACGAAATTCGTTGCGGTGGTCGCTCCATAGTCAATCATCTCGTTGCCCTTCTGCTGAACAACGTTTGCCAGATTGGTCATAGCTTGTTCAACGTAAGGAAGTGCTGCAGTGATACCGTTTGCAAGACCTTGAACAATGTAACCACCAATTCCCGCAAACACAGTAGAAGGAGAGTGAATGCCGAGAGCTTCCTTGAAGCCATTGATAAAACCATCAGTGAAACTCTTAATACCATTTGTAACGGTACTCCATGCATCTTTTAGACCGTTGATTAGGCCGTCCCAAATGAATTTGCCAAGTTTTCTTAATTCGTCAGGAAGCTTTTTGAACTCACCGACAATGGACGAAATGATTTTTGGAATTTCAATAACAACGGAAGCTATCATACGCTCCCGCCATTTAGAAATAACGTCAAGAGCTTTGAGAATTGCAGTCCAAATATTTCCAGGCAATTCTTCAAAAAACTTAACAACAGACGAAACGATTTTTGGAACTTCGGTTGTTACAGCAACCACCATGTTTCCGACCCACTCCCCGATTTTGCCAACGGCAAAGCCAAGGGCATAGCCGATTTTTTCAGGAAGAGAGCTGAACCACTCGCCAATGCTGTTTATGATGTTTCCAACCTTTCCGGGAAGAGAAGTCATAAAATCAATGGCCGCATTCCACTTGGTAACGATAATTTGCTTGATGGCTTCAATGCGCTGCTCAAAAACATTTTCGACATAATACATTTTAATGTCGGCTTCTGCGGCAGCATCTGTTTTTTCGCCACTCTCTTTAGTGCCCCATTTGATACCAGCCCAGTGAAGAACAAGGCCAATACCAACACCGGCAGCGGCAACGGCTCCAGCAACAGGAAGGCTTGCACCAACAAGCAATGCAACGCCAGCACCAGCAACGCCACCAAAAATTCCCATCAAAGCAGCAATGATGGTATTAAGAACCGGAAATTCTTTCAGCTTTTCGCCAAGAGAGAATGTGATTCCAGCAAAGGTAATAAGACCTGCAAGACCGATAGAAAGCGTTGCGGCTGTACCAGTGGCTACGCCAAGATTAGTGAACAACGTGATGCCCGCAATGGAACCAAAAGCAGTAGTTAAAGCGGATTGAATCCATGTGCTTGCATCGCCAAGATTTGCTTCGCCAGTGCCAAGAGCGTAAGTCAGTCCGGCAAGGCTTGCCACAAAAGCGATGCCCATGCCAAGCGTAATGCCATCTGCTCCTATCGTGCGCCAAAGAACAAAAGAGCCAAACGCGGCAGATACCACTTCACCTAAAAGTTCGAGAGGGTTTCCGCTAGATGCGTAGCCTTTTGCGAAACTGAATACTAACGATGCTTCAATAACAACTGTTGCAATTGAAAGAGCCAACTTTTGCAATTCTGTCATCTTGGAAATTGCTGTAGCAACGTCCGTCAGAAAATCAACAATTTTCCACAACGCAAGTGCGGTAGCGATAGCACCAATAATCGGTAGCATATCTTTGATTTTCTGCTTAATAGCATCAATCTGCTTTGCGAACTCTTCGTTGTACTGCTTGAACATATCGTAACCGGACAGGTCTACATCGCCCAAGATGTTGCCGGCAGATGCACCGCCGCCAGAGCCGGAGCTTCCTTGTGTTGGGTCAATGATGTTCAGTTCATCAAAACCCATCGTGTAGTCCTTGAGAGCTTTGGCGGCTTTCTTTGTCGAATCGGTTGTGTCATCCATTGCGTCACCGATGCCGCCAACGCTGCCAGCACTCTTAGTGAAATCGGTGAACACGACCTTCACGCCCATCAGCTTTGCCACCCACTGAACGAACTCCCGAATGAGCTGAACGGCGGCAATCAGCGGGGGAAGAATAGATTTCATGGCAGGGTAGAGCAAAGAGCCAACAGACTTCGCCAGCATATCCAATTGCGCTTTCAGAATCTTAATCTGGTTCGCAGGGCTCTGGATGGTCTGTGCAAGGTTGCCCTGCACGTTGGCAGTCTGCTTCATAATGGCAATGTAACGCAAAACTGCCTTATCCGCCTGAGACAGACTAGATACCTGTTTGTTAAAGCCCAAAGCAAGAAGCTCTTGCTGTAACCGCGCCTGAGACAGGTCGATGCCCAAACGGCGAATAGGCTCAATCTCACCAGAGATTGCGGAGGACATTGCAGTAAAGGTCTCTGCAACGTCCTTGTTCCAATAGGAGCCTTCGTCATAGGCAAGCTGAGTCAGGTTCTTGGATAAGATATACGCTTTATCGCTGGCCAGACCAAACGAAGTACCCAAGCTCTGGATGGTAGCCATGTAGGTCATCGCTTTGGTCGGGTCAACGCCAAGCAAACCCTGCATCTTGCCAATGAGCGTATCAGCTTCACCGCTCAAATTGCCCATAGCATTATGGAACAGGTCTGTTGCTTCGTAGAAATCATTAAACTTCGCAACAGCGTTGCCAAGATACTCAGCGATAGCTTTCAACGAAACCAGCTTTGCCATGTTCCGTATAAAGCCGTTCATCTGATTGGACAGGCTAAGATAGCTCTTGCACTGCTTTTCGTTGGCAGCAGTCACACGGTTTGCCTGTGTGACCACCTTGCTCAACTGCGGCGGGAGCTTCGCAAAAGCGTTGCCCACCTTGTCAAGCTGAGATACAAGGGGAGTAAGGGCAGTAGAAATCTTCTGACAAGAGCTTGCAAAAGAATCAAGGTCAGTCGCTTTCAGCTTGTCGGTCAGGTCGGGAACCTTCCCGATCGCATTGAAAGCACTGCCAAGAGCTTTAAGGTTCGATGCGTCCAGAATGGACAGTGGAGCCAAAGCGTTAGTGAGCTGAGTAATGCTTCCAGACATGGAGTAAAAGTCCACGCCGTTCAAGCCAGACACAGCCGCAGGAATCTTCTTGATTGCATTCACAACCGTGTTGATGCTCTTTGCGCTTGCAGTCGTGTTGACGTTGGAAAGTCCGTTCAAGAAGTTATTGATTTTATCCAGCCCGGACATTCCAGAGGATGCCTGTTTCAGCGCAGAAATGGAAGCGGACAGCTTGTCAAGGCTGTTCACAACCTTCGTGACGTTGCCCTTTGTACGAAAATTAGAAATGGCGGTAGCGAGCTTGTCGATATTAAGCTCCGCACCGCTGGATTCCGCAGAGATTTCTACGGATAAGCTTGTAATATCAACATCAGCCATCACTACCACCATCCTTCTGATTCATCATGGAGAACATTGCTCTCTTGATGCGTTCTTGCGCTTCCATTGCGCGTTGGTATTCGTATTCGTCTTGCTCTTTCTGCGTGAGCGGAATCGGTCTATCCATGTACTTGATGGGGCTAGACCCTTTCTTGCGAAACATATTGCCAACCGTAGAGGAAAGTGCAGATGCTGTGTAAAAGCCGTTTCTCCATGCTTCAACATTGGCTCTGCGAGCGCGTAGTTCTTCTGCGTCCCGGTAGACCTTTGCCAGCCAGACATCATCACGCCAGAACTGGTCATAGGTCATGCCAATGGAAATGTAATAGGCTTCTACATCATGGAACAGCTTAGAAACAGAGAATGGCTCTGTGCGGCTGTCCGGTTCTTGAGACTGTGAGGTTACACAATCTCCCACGTTGCGTTTTTTGCGGTCTTGTCCTCTTCATCGGTGGCAATCAGCGCCTTGATAGAATTCGCGTACATCTCCATCAGGGCAACTATCAGACCTTCCTTGTTTTCGGTGTGCACAAGCATATCATCGACCGTCTTTCGGTTGATGCCCTTGTTGCGGGCGATGAACGCGCCGTAGAACAGAGCAGAAGTGTTCTTGATGGGGTTGATGCCGTTGGAGAACTCGTAAATCTGGAAGCCGTTGCGTTCAGTAGCTTCTGCGCTCTCACGGGTAAAAGTCAGCTCATAAGTGTTCTTACCATCGGGGGAATGAAAGTTGATAACCTTAGCAGCCATAATAAATGCTCTCCTTTATAAATAGGAGCAGAACCAAATCCGTTGTTCAGTTCTGCCCGTTTTGATTGATTTGATTAAGATGTATTAGGAAACGTCAAGGGAAACCGTTTCAGCCCATTTGGGTTTACTCAGGAAAATAATGTTGATGGGGAATTCCAACGGTTCATCAACGCCTGCGCCGGACATACCGCACTGGTGCATACCATCCCAAGTAAACCCAGAGCCATCAGAGAACTTCAGAGCATAATGATGCGTGGCGTTAAGTTCTCCATCCGAATCCTTATATCCACGCTCAATAACGGCACCATAATCCGTTTTGTTGTAGAACGCATTAAAAGGTTTAAGGTCAGACTGGTTGATGCCAAAAATCTGTTTCTGCATAGGGTCAGAAAGGGTAGTGACGTCCAAAAGGTTCGGGTCGGAAACCAGGTCAGGAAAATCCTTGATGTCGCACAGTTTGGTCATAGTGCCGGAAGTTCCTTCATAAAGAGTAATCCCGTAGCTGGAAATTCCAGTTGCCATAGAGTGTTTACCTCCTTATTTTCGGTAAATCATTCCGTCCTCTCCGATTGTTGCCCCATAGCTGCAATCAATCCGATAGACGGAATTGTTGTACAGCCCATTCAACGGGGCAAACGATTTTCGATAGAAATTGAGCGGTTCCAATACAGAATCCACGATGCTCACAATAGAGCGGGCTTCTGCAATGCGTCCGCTTGTTTTGTTGGAATAGACACGCACACGCAGAGAAACGGCAGCATACTTGCTTCGGCTGGCAGAATCCAGATGAACCGGGAGGTTGCTGTTTTCCTCTATCTGCACACACGGAAACTTCTTGACATTGCTGTCGTTGATTTCACCAGTGACAAAGATGCCGGGCACTTGCTTTCGCAGTTCCTTGGCAACAGCTGTAAAGATAGAATTGAAATAATCAATCAACTATTCCAAACCTCCCTCCACGTTGCTTCGACTTGAGAAGCCATTTCTTCAACAGCTCCCCACATAGCCATAGCTGGTTCGTTACCATCGGTGTAATTCAACTGGCCTTTACCATCCACCTGTTTGACAGGCGTACCGGCATTACCAGATTCGCCGTAGTAGTACCATCTGCGGTTTGCGCCTTGCCCTTTTCCGTAGGAGCCATGCGCACCAACGCCGGGCGGCAGCTCACCGCCATATCCGTTGTGGTGTGCACCAGTGCCAAACTCGATAAAAGCAACTGATTTGCCCTCTGCAATGATGGTGCAGGTCTTGTCTTTTTGGTTGATATGGCATTTCACGTCATTGGAGCCAGCGTATTCCGCATTAGCAAAACGTATCTTTGCAACTTCAAGACCTAACCACGAAAGGCGAAAAGCAAGTGCTTTAGCCTTTTTGTTCAGGGTGGTCTTGTACTCCTGTATCTGACGTTCCGCATCACGAAGTCCGGCATCACTCAACCTCACTTTAATTTTCACTTGCAGCCACCTCTTTCAGCGCATACTTCGTATCCGTGATATGCTCTGCGACCTTGACCACAATGTAATTGAAGGGCTTTGAAACGTCTGTCTGAAACCAGACGCGTGTACCTTCGTAAAGTGGGGTATTGCGCTTTTTGCTGGACGAACTGACAACGTAGCTGTAATCCGTGAACGCTCCAAAAGGGCTTGCTTCCGCAGAACCAGTAGGAGGGCTGACATTCAGCATCAGTTTTGCGGGGGTACTCCACGTCTGCGATGTTTCGCCAGTCTCGTTTCCCCACTCGTCCACAACAGGCGTTTTCTCGCCAACAGGGTTTGAATACCACAGCGGGCGCTTATCCAGTGGGCTACCATTGAACATCAGCCGATAACACCTACTCTCGGAACTACTTCATTAAGCAGGGACTGTGCCACATCGGAACTTTCCCAAACACGAGTAATGCCGTTGTTGGTGTAGCTCGTCTGTCCGTTTGCGCCGATGTGGTTGTACAGTTCCGCTGCAATGCGTATCTGCAACGACTGATACTGCGAGGGCAGCTCGTCCGGTCTGTTACCGAAAGGGTAGCCCTGCGCAAATATCTTGTCTTTGGCGAAATCAAGCAGCAGGTCGAAGAGTGGGTAGTCCTCGTCCGTGATTTCACGGTCAAGTGCAGGGGCAATGTACTGCCCCAACTTGACTGCCGCTTCGGAATACTGATCTCCCATGCTGCTTTCCTCCTTTCGCCTTAGTAAGCCTTGATGCAGTACACAGCGTCCATGCGCTCAAAGGACGGCAGGACGATTTCGGAAGCATAGACGTTGGCGTTGACCGGATGAATGGTCAGCTCAGTGGTGATGGCAACGCCGGTGTTCACGATGGACACGGATGCACCAGACTGGCCAGACAGCAGATCGGCTTCCTCCGGAGTAGTGCCGTACCAAGTGCTACCCAGAGCGCCAGAGGGAGCGACCACCACCATGCCATCGGGCAGATACTTCTCGCTTGCACTGTACTGGTCTGCCTTGAACATCTTGTCGTACAGATGGATGGTCAGACCGGTTGCAGATTCGATAATCTGCCGTGCTTCGGCATCCAGCAGAACGGCGTTCGCCTTTGCGGTGACGGTCATAAACCGATTCTTCACCTCGTCCGCAGCAATCATGTTGCGGAAGGTGGCGGTGTTCATGTACACCTCAGTCACGACCTCGCCCACGCTTGCCAGAACAGCGTCCTTTGCGGCATTCAGGTCTGCAATGGGGGTAGCTGTGGTGACGTTCCACTTGGACTTTGCGGCAGAGACTTCCTTGTAGTTGGTAGACTTCCAAGTGCCGTCTGGGTCGTAGTTGTAGGTGTAGTTCACACCGTTTGCCTTGATGGTAATGCCAGAAACGCCATTGCTGGGAGCCAGCAGCTGCCAGATCATGCGCTCAGGAACGATACGAGCGCCAGTGATAAGCTGTGCGGTGTCATCGTACAGACGGTTCATCACATCACGGGCATAGGGGTCATTGCTGTCCAGAACACGCAGGATTTCCTGACGGTCTTTCTCGCCCAGATGGTAGCCCTCACGGAAGAACGGCATCTCAGTTTCATCGAACTTGAAGCCCTCGCGGGTGCGGAAAGTAGCCTTTGCATCAAATGCGCTGGGCATCAGAGAAACGCCAACGCCCTTGTGACCGCGCAGCCACTTCAGGTCAAGACCAGCCTTCTTCTTTGCAGGGAACAGTGCGTCAGATGCGAACGGCATCGCATTGGTGGGGTCATTCGTCCAATAGGCGGCAATCGCAGCCGGGGCAAAGACTTCCTTAAGATTCAGTGCCATGTTGTTTTACCTCCTATTAAGCGTTCACGCTGATGTTGTCACGGCAGAAAATGCCGGGAACGGCGGTCTTGAATGCCTTGATTGCGTCAGCGTCAAAGGTGAAGCCGGAACTTGCCGCGGCCTTCTTGGTGTCGATAACGCCACGAATCAGCAGGGAAGCATTGGGGTTCTCTGCCGGGTCAACGTCATACAGCAGGATGCCGTCAGCGTTGATGGTCTTAGAACCAGTCTCGCCAGCAGCAACAGCTTTCTTACCAGCCAGCGTCATGGGATAGCCAGCCTTAACCGCAGCAGTTTCGGTCACGGTAAAGGGGATGGCGGTGTAGTCATTGGAAGCAAGGATAGTATCGTTGATTCCGTTGACCGTGTTTCGGGTAAACTTCATGTTTTCCTCCTTGTTAATGAAAAGCACTCATTGCGTCACTCGATGCCTTAGAAGTATTTGCGTTCTGCTGTGCAAGGCTCTTAGCAAACGCCACACCTTCACTGTCAGAGCCGCCCTTGCCATCCGCACCCGGAGGTGTGGGCATATCCTTCAGCAGAGAAGCCTTGTATGCGGTGTCGTGAGCGGTCATAAACTCCGACTGGAACTTAAACACCTTGTCCATGTCACCGTCAGCCAGTGCAGATGCAGCCTTGTTGGCAAGTTCAGCGTCATAACCCTGTGCAACGAACTTCTCCCGGTAAGATGCAAGGGTCTTTTCCTTGACAAGGTTCTCCTTGTCGGCAGTCAGGGCTTCAATCTGCTTCTGCATCTCTGCCAGCTTGTCAGCCTGTTCCTGTGCAGCATTCTCGTCATCGGTGCGCTTTGCCTTGAGCTGCTTCTTGTACTCAGCAGCTTCGCCGTTGGCTTTCGTCACGGCGTTACGCAGCTTCTCCACCTCTGCGCTAGGGTCTGCAACCTTTTCAAGCGCAGAAATGATTTCATCGGCGGTCATGCCCTCTTTGTAGGCATCACCAAGCAACACATTGAGTTTCATATCGTTAATTTCCTCCTGCGTTTTTTTACCGTTGCTTCCCTGCAACGCTGCGAAATTTGTATCCCGGCTTCCCTGCCGGAATATATCAGCCCAAAGATTCGGGGTGATTCTTTATTCCTTTGGGTAAATTCTTTTGTACGGCTCAATGCCGCTGTCCAAAATAGATTTTTCTCGCGCCGAATTCCGGTCAGGGTGCGTCCATTTGAATTTTCCACATTTCGTGCAGATATACTCGCACTCCATTTCGCGTGGTTCGTCTCCGTTGATACCGTGCGTCCAATGCCAACGAGAAAGCGTATAGTCATGTTTGCAAAACAACTGTTTCCAAAAATCACGCATTATCTTTTTCTCCATCCGCATTGTTTGGCTGTTTATCAACCGTGTTCCCGGCATTTGTGTCGGTGATGTCCTGTTTAGGCTGTTCCTGCGGTTTCGGCGCCTTTCCATCCTCTCCCAGCTTGCCAGCGGCAATCAGGAAGGGCTTGCTCATTTCGTAAGCAGCCTGCGGGTCAGGGAACAGACCGGGCGTAGTGAACGCCAACTGCGGGTCAATGGTCTGCTGCAACATCTGTGCAAAAATCTGAACCTTACTCTGCTGGTTGTCATACTGACGGCGGGGCAGTTTGATGTTGATGTCACTTGCCATCAGCTTAGAACCAGCTGTATCACGCAGGATTTTCAGCATCACAGACAGGCTCTGTCGTTCAGCGTACTTGAACATATTCTCGTACTGCTGCGCCCTTGCTTCGGTGTGATTCCAGCCATTGCGGACGATGACCGCACCCACGTTGTCGGACGTTGCGTTCTCGCTGCCAGTGGCACTAGGCATAGCAGTCAGACTGCGATACACGTTCAGCATGGAATCAATCAAAATCTGCGTTTGTTGCTGGTTCAGCTCGTTTGCAAGCTGTTTTACATCGGCAGCAAGTCCAGAAGTAGACTTGATTGACATTGCGCCCATAGCCTTGACAGCTTCCAATGCTTCTTTATCAACAAGACAGTTAATAAAGACCATGATGGATTGGATGAACTGCTCTACGCCATCGAGACGATTGCTCTCCAAAAGATTGATGGCATCCAGCACAGGGATAGCCGGTTCAAACAAACCCATCCGCTCCGGGTTCAGCTTATATTCGACCATCGGCAACATTCCGAGAGAATGGCTCTCCGACTTTGTGACCTTGCCGTTGTCGATTTCAAAGTACTGGTTTGGCGTATACACGCAAATCAGGTCGTTTAGGTCATTCTGATAATTGCGTGGGATGTGCAGAACGTTGGCGATGGGCTTGTGGCCAATGCCGGAGTTGTAAATCACATACGCCATATCCGGGTCGGGAACGTCTACCAGCAGGGGCGTTTCGTCCGGGTAATTGCCGTTGTACCCCTTGTCAGGGAGAACAATGCGATATCCCTGTCCGCACTCCAACATCCACTGCCAGAGCCGCCGATCAAGCGCATCCTTGCCCTCATACTGCAAAGCATTGGACAGGCGGGCGATTTCCTCGCCATCACCTGTTGCCGTTTCAGACCGCACATAAGAGCAGGGAGTGCCGCTCATGTAGCCTGTGTAGAAGCCCACGCACTCATTGGCGTGGTTCTCTACAATGCGATTGGTGATTTCAGCGTGGTACTCCTTCGTGCGCTGGAGGACAGGCTGATTGCCCAAGTAGTAGTTGTGCAGAAAGCGAATCTCGTTCTTATTCAGCAGATGAATAGGCTCTGCCTTGCCCGTGACCACTTTCAGCACGTTCGCTTCATTGATTTCCGTCTCCGGCGTTTCAATCGGTCTGCGTCCGGTCAACGGCTCATTCAAAAAGCCGCCAACGACCATCTGATACTCAGCCATGTTTTCCTCCTTTCCTGCAAAATAAAAAGCGCAGCAAGACAAACCTGTTAAGGTCTATCTCACTGCGCCAAAACTGCGCTTCAAAAGCCATTCACTTTTCTGGTGGATGAATGATTTTCACCCATCCTTCCCTTGTGTCTCCTTCGATAACGCCCTTGCATCTGTCACACTTAAAATGGTATCGTCCGTCCACTTCGCCAAGATAGCGGTTGCAGCGGACGTTCTTATAGATGGGATTCTGTCTGATACAAGGGCAACAGATTCTAACTAGCATGGGCGCTCCTTTCGTTGGATTTCTGGAAACAGGCTGTTGAGCACAGACCTGTCAGAAGCTACTGGGAAACTGTTCGCACTTCCAGCCGTGCTATTCTTCGCCCGAAGAAAACCATTGCAGCCTTTACATTCAGTTTGACGGACAGTCAACGGGTCAGCTGCAATTTTGGTGCTGCATACTGGATTTGAACCAATGTATGTCCGGTTATGAGCCGGGTGCTCTAGCCTGACTGAGCTAATGCAACATAGAAACCCGGCTTGATTGGTTAACCGCTGCTCTTTGCAATGTCATGCCTAACATTGCATCGAGAGCCGGGAATAGCGGTGGAGGTTTTGGAGAATAAATCCATGCAAAGCTAGGTAGTTGGTTGTGCTGCGTAACGGAATCGAACCGTTGCTTGCCAGCCGTGGGGGAGACGGGCTGGCATTCCCCAAACAATTGGAAACGCAACATATAAAGCCCGGTGAAGGCGAAAGAGTGAGAAAACCTCCACCGGTGAAAGGAGGAATATGCTTGTTGACACGCACGCGAGTAAAATGACAAAACCCCGCGTGTAAGCTATTCCTTTAAGGGAAGCTGCAAAACTTCCTGCGTACATTATAAGCCTTGTCAAGTGGTGAAATCAAATAAATAGACCCAGCGAACACAATATATTGTGTTTTTAATCAAAAAGGTCTCTTGACAGGCTCGATTTTACTGATTCCGTTATACAATTCATCGGCAAGCTGTGCCAGACTGTCCGGTGCATCATCGTGCGGAACTTTGCCAAGCTGCGTGAACATCGTGACCTGTTCCATGAACGCTTTGTACTCTTTCGACTGGTGTTTTTCGTCAAGGAAATAGAACCGTTTGATATCCGGCGCATACTGGATGATTCTTGACAGCT